GCGGCGCGACCCTCCGCGGCGCGCCCCTCCGCGGCGCGTACCTCCGCGGCGCGTACCTCAGCGGCGCGAACCTCCGCGGCGCGAACCTCCGCGGCGCGAACCTCAGCGGCGCGAACCTCAGCGGCGCGTACGAACTCGATTCGGCGATCATGCCCGGCGGCTTTACGTTTGCGGTCTACAAAGCCGAGGTGGTGCCTGCTTTGCTCGCTGCGGGCGGTCGCGATCCGAAAGAAGTCGCAGCGAAATCATGGGACTGTCACCAATGGGATAACTGCCCGATGGCCGAGGCGTTCGGCGTTCATGGCATTGACGAGGTTCCGCCGCTCTATCGCGAGCAGGCGCGCTTGTTCGTGCAATTCTTCGACGCGAATCTGTTGCCGAACCCGTTCGAGTTCCATCAAGCGGACGCGATGACGTACCCGCTTTCCGGTGGCGTATCTTGAAAGCACTACTATCTGACATTGCGCGTTGCGGGTCAATCAGGCCGCATGGTCCGCACATGTACGCGCTAGACGAGGAAACCGAGTCAGGCGATTGGGACGCCTTCTGCCGCGGTCTTTGCATTCACGGCCGCTGCTTTGAGCACGAAGCGCAACGGTTTGTTGACGGCGGTCCTGAGCCGTACGAATGCCTTGGCGGTCGGAGTTTTGAGATCACATGAAACCGTTGTTACGGGCTAAACCCCGTTTGCTGGACCTGTTCTGCTCGGCCGGCGGTGCTGGCATGGGCTACATGCTCGGCGGCTTTGACGAGTATGAGATCGTCGGCGTAGACATTGATCCGCAGCCGCGCTACCCGTTCAAGTTCGTGCAGGCTGACGCGCTGACGTTCCCGCTCGACGGGTTCGACTTCATCCACGCCTCGCCGCCGTGCCAACGGTTCTCGGATCTCGCGCACCGCAACGGCAACGCGCATGAATGGCCCGACCTTATCGACCCCATTCGCCAACGGCTCATCCCGGCCAGCGTGCCCTACGTCATCGAGAACGTGGAACGATCGCCGCTCATCAAACCCATCATGCTATGCGGAACGATGTTCCCAGGGCTCCGTGTGCTGCGCCACCGCCTGTTCGAGTCCAATGTACCGCTGACGGCCCCGGCGCACGGAGCGCACCCCTTGGTGTTCACGCACGATAAGCGCAAGGCGCACTACGGCCAGCTTGACGAGCGCACCGCATTCGTCCAAGTCACGGGCGGCGGGAATTGCTCGGTAGCTGCGGCCCGCGAAGCGATGGATATTGATTGGATGACCAAGGACGAATTGAACGAAGCGATCCCGCCGGCATACACCGCGCATATCGCCCGCCAACTGCTCGCGTCGATCGCGGTCGCGGCATGAAAGAAGATAGCAGCAAAGTGGAATTTGAAGAGATAGCAGATGAGCTTGCGGCGCTCATAAAACCGTTGGGTCCGCATGCTGGAATGTATGAAAGCATTCCTGAGCATACGCGTCTTGTGGTTACCCGTGCCATTTCCGCGCTACGCTTTGCCGCTCCCAAGGTCGTGGGCGCGGTCCATCATGCTCCGCCCGGTGTGCCGATGATCGCGATAACGGCCGAGCGAATCCACATGCTGGATTACCTCGCCGCCAATGATTATGACGAGCCGTTCGGAACGGATTCGGAAGACGCTGAAGATCGCATGATGCGAATTTGTCGCGAGATGCTCGCTGAGGCACAAAGCAAATGAAATGTTCCTTTCAGGAGATAGTTTAATGGCACGTTACACAAAACGCCCGGTCACTATTGAGGCCGTGAAGGTTCTTGCGCCCGACTTCGGCCCGGATGGGTTCGATGGGCGCGTGTTCACGGAGTATCCGCTTTGGCTTCGTGATGCCGTGGACGCAAAGCAAGTCTATCCGGTCGGCGATGATCGCGACTACGCGCTTTGGAAGATCAAGACGCTTGAAGGCGAGATGACGGCGGAGCCCGGCGATATGATTATCCGTGGCGTTAAGGGCGAATTGTATCCGTGCAAGGCCGACATTTTTGAGATGACCTACGAGCCCGAGTTCGTGCCGAGCATCCGAAATGAATAGCAACAAACTGTCATTTGACGCGATAGCCGCAAAGCAAGATCGGTTCTGGAGGTTCGTCGCACCGATGACGGATGACCGTGGCTGCTGGGAGTGGTTCGGCGGTCGCAACGGTGACGGATATGGGACCACGTCGTTCGGCATGTCCGCGCATCGTGTATCGTTCATTTTGCACAATGGGGAGATCGGTTCTGCTTGGGTTCTTCATCGCTGCGATAACCCGTCATGCGTGAACCCAATGCACCTGTTTCTTGGCGACAATACGGCGAACGTCCGTGACATGGTTGCTAAGGGCCGGCACTCCGCGCAGCTTAAAACGCATTGCAAGCGTGGTCATTTACTGAGCGGCGAGAACCTACGCCCTCATCCACTGTGGCGCGTATGTCGCGCCTGCAAGAACGATAGGAGGCGCGAAAATGGAACCAAGTGAAGTCGAAGTCCAGCGGATGACGCAATGGTTCATGGACAACTACTCCGACAGTAAAACGTCAGAGGAAATTGTCCGAGGCTTCCTTTCCGCTCTCGCCCAACAGGCTCAGCCGCTCTGCAAGTCGATTTGGCGCGGGTTTGAGTGCGAACTCGTCAACGGCCATTTGGGTCGCCACTACCATGACGATATGGAATTGAACGGCGACCTGTGGTGGAGTGACGATGACGTTCTTGGGTTGCTCGACGACGCCCAACAGACGCACCGATGCGATAACCCTGACGAGTGCGCGACCTGCAATCCGTATAGCCAACAGGCGCAGAAACATTGCGATTACGAAGTGTTGGCGGGGGACGGTTCGTGGTGGTGCTGCTTGCCCAAGGGCCATTGGGGCGAACATCGCGATGCGCGCTATTTTACCCAACAGGCACAGCCCGACCATCACTTGCGGCGTAATCCGCACAATAACCAGGATTGGTGTGAATCGTGCAATTCGTATTCTTGCCAAGCCCAACAGGTGCAGCCGCTGACGGACGAGGACGCGAGCCGCATTGCGCTTGCCGTATTCGATGCGGATGGTCCTGACTCGCTTGCTATCGTTCACGACATCGTGTTGAGATACGAAGCGCATACGCGCCGCCGCGACCGGATGGCCCAACAGGCGCAGCCCGAGATGCCGACGCGCGAGCAGATTCTTCAAGCACTTGCGAAGGCGAACGCATTTGATTGGGGCCAAGCAGCCGACGCCGTGCTGGCGCTCTTTGCGCCGAAGGAAACGCTCTCGGTCTGCGACTTCTGCGGCGGCGATCCGATGACCGACGACGATTGGCACAAGCACATGGAAACCGTTCACAATGCACCGCCGCGCCATTAGCGCATAACGAGGATTTGACGAGATATGAAAATCGGAGCGTTGACGATCCTGAGCCGGATGCATTGCAACGGCACCCCCACCGATGGCTGGCTCCTCGCTGGCTGGCATCCGCGCGCGTCGATCACATGGCGTTGGGGCCTCGATTGGTCCCCGTACAAACCGTACAACGATTCGTTCTTTTTCATCAAGACGAACGGTGGCGGAATCGCCGGCTTCCGTCTGCCCTACCTTGGCAACGTCTCGTTCTCGACGCAAGAGTTTATGCTAGACCCGAGCGTGCTACCGGTCATGCATCAAGGGAGATGAGTTGAAAACAGTATTGACTGAGATACCCTCACGCGAGCAGATCGCTGAAGCCCTTTGGCGCGCGTCGGATCATTGGACGGCTCACGAATGGCCGTTACGCAAAATCAAAACGACTGAGGCGTGGCAGACTTATCTGCGTCAAGCCGACGCCGTGCTGGCGCTCTTTGCGCCGAAGGAAACGCTCTCGGTCTGCGACTTCTGCGGCGGCGATCCGATGACCGACGACGATTGGCACAAGCACATGGAAACCGTTCACAATGCACCGCCGCGCCCTTTAGCGCATAGCGAGGATTTGAAGATGTATCTACATAGCGAAGGCTTAGACCCCGAGATGGCTCGCGCGCTAGACGAAGATGCGCGCAAGCTGGAGTCGATGGGCATGGATGCCGGCGCAACGATCAAGGACATTCGCCTACGCTATTCCGATGCAAAAGTCGGTGACGTGGTTGAGTGCTGGAACGATGATACGGGCGACGAGTGGGGTCCGTGTACGCTCGTTAAGTCATATCGCCGAAAAGGCAACGCGAAAGGCTGGATGGCGAAGTGGTGGGTCGGGCGCGACGAAGCCAAGGGTTACGAATGGCGCTTTACTGAGGAGTGCATCTACGTGCTCAACGGAGTCGAAATTCAGTGAGCACGAAAACAGTATACGATGAGTTACTAGAAATCGCAGACCGCTACAAGGCGGCGTCTGCCGAGCATCGCGAACTTCGTGCGCGCGCCGACGATGAAGATAGCAAGTCGCTAGCCGAGGACTTGTACCGTGACGCTCGCCGCGCCCTTGAACGCTTTGAGTCAATCGAAGGCGAACTCAATCGCTGGATAGATCAGCATTCCGATTGGGACTACATGGAACACGGAACGCTTATCAAAGCGGTTCGGGAGTTGGCTCAACCAAGTCTCCCCGACGACGCGCGCGAGGCTCTAGTCTGGATTCGCGACCAGGGGGCAGGCGATACGGTCGGCGTTTACGACCGCGCACGTTTCTTAGCGCGGAGGCTGTTGTCTTGAAAGAACGATTGACGGATATTGTTTCGGAGGCTCCCGTTGACTTGCTTGCGCGCCACTTAGCGAACGCGCTCGAAGCGATTCAACTGCTGCACGACGCGAACGACGAACTACGCGCCCGGCTGAAGGTTTGCGAGATTCGCCTCGGCTTGAAGCCAGCGCCCGCGATCACGATGCCTGAGGCGGCGCAGAAGCGCACCGTCGAACTAATACGCAAGGCTGTCCCGGCAATCGGCGACCTACGCGATTGGGTGACCTAAATGCAGCATGAGCGCATGATCCGCATCAAGCGCGCTTGGGATGACTACTCGGCGAAAAAGCACGTATGAGCGACCGCATTTGGACGTGCGCTGTCTGCCGCAAACAAGAGCGGTGGGGAAAGTCGTGGTCCTGGTTTGGCTCGCGCAAGGATGAGGATGATTGGAGCCGTGAGGTCCTAGAGCAAAACGCGGTGTGTTCGGATGCTTGCAAGGCTCTGCACAAGCCGATAAAGTTCAAGCAGACGGCGGCTGAGATCGCGACGGAGAAGCGACTTCGCAAACAACAACGCAAAGCACCGCGCTCGGTGATAGACCATTCGCGTCCATCCGTGCTGGTGGACCTCTAAACAATATCTTGAAAGGCGCATTGCTCGTTATATGAAAATTAAAGTTTCTCCCGGGGTTCGTTTTTGGCGTTTCGTTACGATCGGCGAACCCAACGAATGCTGGCTATGGAATGGCGCCGTAGAGAAAAGCGGATATGGGCGCTTTGCCGTTTCGCACAGGAAAATGCGCGGTGCCCATGCGTTCGCATTGGAACTTGCCACTGGCGAACCCGCTAATGGTCGCTGGACCCTTCACTCATGCGACGTGCGGGCGTGCGTCAACCCGGGTCATCTCCGGTACGGTGACGGATTCGACAATATGCAGGATGCCCGCGACCGCGGCCGGTTAGCGATCGGAGCGCGGCAAGGACACGCGAAGCTGACAGCCGACAACGTCGCCGAGATCCGTTCCTTGTATGGAAAAGAACAGGGCGTCGCCTTAGCGCGGCGCTTCAACGTGCTGCCGCAAACGATCTCGATGATCCAGCGCGGCAAGAATTGGGCGTGGCTATGAATATCTCTATTAGGACGATACCGCATGCGGACCAACTGTACGAAACGGTCGGAAATTATTTTCTGATACCGAACGAAACCGACGTCGCTCGCCGACTCGATGTCGTCGTGTCCGACCTGCGCGACTGGAAGATGGAATTCCTCATCGGCATACATGAGACTATCGAAAGCGCGCTGATGCTAGCCGCGGGCATCCCGTTGATCGCGTCGACCGAGTTCGACGTGCTGTACGAGGCGGCGCGTCCCGACGAGGACGACTGGCGCAACAGCGACGCCGTCGACAAGTTCCGCGCGGTGATCGGGCCCGATGATCCGCTGCCGACGCGCGACTCCGAACCCGGCGACCATCCGGCGTCGCCGTACAAGCGCCAGCACTGCTTCGCCACGTCGGTTGAACGGCTACTGGCGGCCGAGCTGGGCGTCGACTGGGAAGCCTACACCATCGCGTGCGAAAACGCGGGAAAGCCTAAAGCATGACGCTGATCTCACCGGAAATCGCCGAACTCATCCACGTGCGCCCGGCCGGCGCATATCTCGTCGTGCTGGCTGACGTGCCCGAGACCGGCATCGAGAAGACGGCGAGCGGACTGTTTATCGACGTGCGCTCGAGCCTGGGGGGCGTCGCGCTGCCCGATACGGTTGAGAACGAGCCGATTGAGGGCCGCGTCGTCGCGGTTGGCCCGGGCGTTCCTTTCGAGATACCGTACTGGCTGATCGAAAAGATCGCGGACGAGCTCGTAGCGGCAAACCACTTTTTGCCGGAAGTCCGCGAAACGGTGCTTGCGCTGATCTCGCGCGTCGCCGCCGAGCCACGTCCGCTTCAGGTGAAGGTCGGCGATCGCATTCTCTGGACGCCGTGGGCCGCGTTCTCCATCACGCTTGAGGGCATCGCGTATCACGTGATCACCGAGGACGACGTCGTCGGGACGATCACCGGTTAAAGCGCGCCCCAGAGAATAGAAAAAGCGCCGCGGTAAACGGCGCTTTTTTATTTGCCCGGTTGGGGTTCCGCTAGGTCGCGGTGACGGAGATGGTCGCGGTGCGCGGAGGCGTTTCGGACGTCGAGATCGTGATCGTCGACGAGCCCGGAGCGACTTCCGTGACCGTGACAGCGGCGCCGGAAACGGCAACCGTGGCGACCGTAGTATCCGACGACGTCGCGGTGTAGCCGGCCGAGTAGGTCGTCGAGTCGCTGATCGAAGCGGTCCCGACCGAGCCGACGCCGGTGATCGAGAGCGTCGCGGGGCTGACGGTCAGCGTGGGCGCACCGGTGGGATTTGCGTCCGTCGACGTGACCGTGTTGATCGCGGTCGCCAGCGTTGCGTTATCCGCGAGCACCTTCGCCACTTCGGCGGTCAGGGAGGGCGGGACCGACGCGGAGTCGGCGAGTTTTTGAAGGATCGCGCTGTTGGCGGCTACGGCAGCCGACAGCGATGTGAGTTCGGTATCTTCGGCCGCGAGCGCGGCGTCGAGGTCGGCGATAGTGGCCAATTCGGTCTCCTGATTTTGGATGATGCGTTGCAACGCGGCGAGGACCTTCGACTCGAATTCCTGGGAAATCCAGCGCCACATGGAGCCATTCTACCATAGACGAGCGTTAGTGAATCGCGCCGGCGTCCTTGAGCGACTGCATATAGGTCGACCAGGCATCCTGAAGGCTAGCGTCGCGGTCGGGATCATCCGGATTCCCAACGTACTGCCCATACGCTTTCAGATACGTGCGCTTGGCCTTGCTGAGATCCCGGCGCATGTCTTCCGGGATGGCCTCCGACGTGCTCCCGAGGCCAGCGGCGTTTAGGATCGCCGCGGCGACGTCGTGCGAACTGATTCCCTTCCGGGCAGCGTCCTCGACGGCAAAGCCAAGGAGCGGCACCGGGATGAAATGGCTGGCGAGGTATGTCGCGACCTGATGGTCCCGTACGTCCGGCGGCGCCTTCGGGTTCCAGATCGCGTGGAAGTCCGACTCCGGGCCTTTGAGGTCGCTGGTCGCCGCGTAGGCGCCGGTCGTGATGAGGTCGATCGCCGACCGCGTGAACGGGTTGGCGCGGCCGCCGAGGAACGATTCACCCTCGTAATAGACCTCGCCAGGATCGCCCTTGATCGCGCCCATCGCCGCGTTCGCCAGTTTGGAGAGATCGCGGCTGACGTCGGGCGGCGTGAAATACTGCTCGCCGCCAGCATCGTCTTTGCCGATCGCGATGCGCTCGTCGGGCGGCGCGTACAGCCCTTGCTGCCCCGGGTCTTCCTGCGATGTGTTGTAGTTGCGAATCGCGTGCACGGGCGCGGTCTTGTACTGCGGCTTACGGACGAGCGCGTTGACCCAGAACTTCGTGTTGCCTTTCAGGAACGGCATGAACATGAAGATCGCGCCCCATGCCGACTTCGGGTCCATATCGTAGTAATCGACCAGCGCTTGGCGTGTGACCGCTGCGGCCTCGGTGTCGGACATCTTGCCCTTCTGGACCGCGTCGCGGAATAGCGATACCGCAAACGCCTCCTCGCCCTTGCTGCCGAACGTGCGCGCGAAGTTCGTGTCCATCGACTTCGTGGCGGTTTTGTCGAGCCGCTTGGCCCAAGTCGCGTACCACGGCTCGTACTCGGACCATGCCTTGTCGGTAATCGGTTCGGTCATCGCGCGCGCGCGCTCGGCGCCGAACATCGTCTTGCGCGACTTCCCGAATTCCTGGACCGCACCGTTCTTGAGCGCACGATCGAGCCACGACGCGTACTCTTGAGCGCCGCCGACGAACTGTTCCGGCTTGACGAGCCCCAGCTGCAGCGCGACCGCCTTGGCGGCATTGTAGATATAGCCCATTTTCTCGGGCGTCGCGCCGCCGAGGTTCTTCAGCCCGCGCTGCGCGACGTCGTTGCCGGCGACGTTGACCGCCGGATGGTAGAAGAAGTTCGTGAAGATCGCCGCGCGCGTGAGGCCGATGAGGCGCTGGCCCCACGTCGTTTCCTCGCCCGGTAAGAACGAGCCGCCCTGGTCGACGTATTTCGAGAACTGGCCGTCCTTTTGCATGAACTTCCAGAGTTCGGGCGCGATCATCGAGCGCTGCATGATCGGCGAGCGCGTGTTCTGCAACGCGTTCTTGGCCGCGACGTATTCGGTCTGCTCCTTGAGATTCAGTCGCAGCGGATGTCCGGGCGGATAGTGCGCATTGTTTTCCGCGACGATGCGGTCGACCGTTTCGTGCGGCTGCTCGGTCGCGCTGCGCGCAAACGGCTTACCCATTCCACGGCCGGCCGGTGTCGTGTAGTCTTCCGGCTTGATGTCGCGGCGCAGCGACTCCGGCGCGCGCGCGAGCGCATCGTCGAACGCAACGCCCTGCATCCGCTGCCGCCGCCAGTTCAGATAGTTCTCGGGGGCGGATGCCTTCGGGTCCCACGACGCGGCCGCGCGCGATTCGTCGACGTTCTTGAACGCCTTCGCCTGCGACGTGCTACCGCCGGGTGGCCCCGCGCCCTTGAGTTCTTCCGCGAGTTCGAACTGCGGGCCGAAGTCGTGAGTCTGCGACATCGGAAAGTACGTCTCGCGATTGAAGATGTCGCCCTTCGACGCGTCGAGCCGACCAGTGCGTTCTTGCTCGGCCGTCACGTGCTTGATGTCTTCGCGCAGCGCTTTCGCGCGCTTCGAGAGATCGACGTATCGGCTGAAGAATCGGGGGTCGGGTTTGAGCCCTTGTGAGAGGCGTACGGTCTCCCATGACTCGTCCGGTGTCAGATCGCCGAAGAACTTCATCATGTGCTCGTCCGCGATCGGCTCCTCGCGCTTAACGGTCGAGATCATCCCCTCGAGCCACTGCTTGCCCTCGACGCCGCTACGCTGGAAGACTTCATGGAACGGTGACCCGAGCCCGGCGGCCTTGGCCACGTTGTTCGCGACGTCGAGCGTGCGCGCGGACTTCGTTGCGGCCGAGGCTACCGCGCCGGCGGCGCCGCCTTCGGCCATCGCCATCGGGTTGCCGGTGATTTCATAGAACAGCGTCTCGAACGCGGCCGTTTTCGGGTGCTCGACCTCGAACTGCGCCGCGCGTCCGGTCTCCGAGTTCGGGTATTTCTTGGCGAGATACTGAGCGACGGCGGGCGAGCCCATCCCGTACTGGTCCATCGCCTGCGCGGGGTCTTTGAGATACGCCTTCCATGCTGCCGCGACGTTCGTTTTCGGGTCGCGCGCGAGATCGATCAGGCCCTTCACCTGGGCGCGCTTGTCGCCTTTCATCGCGCGCGCGAACGCGTCTGGCCCGTTGTCCATCGTCGACGCGTTCATCAGGATGTTCAGTAGGTCTTGATGGCCGGCGAGTTCGTTGAGGCTTGAGTGCGCCATCGCATCGGTGCCAGGGATCTGCGGAATGCGCGACTGTCCGGGATCACCAGGCGTATCCATCGGGTTCGTAGCCGCTGCAAGCCGCGCGCCGACATCGGCGGGGTACGCGCCGCCAGCCGTCGCCCCCGGTGGAAGCGGAGGACTGCCCCCGCGAGGCGCGGGTAAATGCGCGGCCGCGCCGGTTGGGAGCGGCGGCAACGTCGGGATGGCCAGGCCAGCGCGCATCTTGTCGACGTAATCGCGCGTCTCTTTCGGCAGCGACTCGATCGGGTCGGCCATCCGGCCAGGTCCGGCGTTGTAGCCGATCGCGGCCTTGACCGGATCGCCCCCAGCCCGCTTGAGAACATCGGCCAGGATCGTCATCCCGACATGCACGTTGTACGCAGGGTCGTCGAGCCGTGAGGGATCGAACCCGTACTCTTTCGCCGTGTCCGGCATGACTTGCATGATCCCGCGCGCGCCAGCCGTCGACACAGCGGCGTTGCGGCCGCCAGACGATTCGATGCCGGAGATGATGCGCCCGAGGCGATCGAGCGCGAAGTCGCCGCCGCTGTACTTCGTGATCAGGTCGGAGACGATCGGGGTCGGCTGCGGTGGCGCGGGTGTGGCCTTGAGCGCTGGCGAGGTGCCGGGGTTAGCGCCTGGCGGAAGCGGCGGCAACGCGCCGGCCGGCAACGGCGGAAGACTCGATTGCGGCGGCGCTGATGGCCCAGGAGCGACGGGAACGGGCGGCGTGGTGTATCCGCCCGTGGCGGTGCCCGGCTGCGCGCCAGCGGGAAGGGGCGGAAGCGTTGCGCTACCGGCAGTCGCTCCTGCGGGAAGCGGCGGAGCCCCGGCCATTACTTACCAGCCGGTACAGGTGAACCGTCGTAAAATTCCCAGCCCGTGTTCTGGGCATTTGGCCGAATCGGTCGGCCGTTCAAGGTCGGACCGCCGGCCGGCGGGTCTTTTTGCTGAACATTCGCGCCTGTGATCTGCGAGTACGTGCGCGCGATGCTTTGCGACGCGTCGTACTGTTCGGCACGCAGCATCGGCCCCTGGGTCTGGATGAACTGGTTGAGCGACGCGGCCTGGTCGACAAGCGACTGATAGAGTGGCGAGTTCCGCAGCTTCGCGTTCTGCGACATCGAATTGATTTGCGCGGTGACGCCGTCGAGCGACTTCTGCGCGCCGTCGAGTTCGCCCGACGAGCCGGTCAGCATCGCCTTGTAGATGCGGAAGTCGTCCTGAACGCCGGTGCGCTGGAACCGCTGTTTGGCGAGGTCGACCGACTGCAGGTAGGCGTTCAGCCGGGTTTGCGATTGGTCGAGCCGAGTCTGCGCGCGCTGCGCGTTCGCCATCGCGATGCGCTCTTTGCCCTGGAGGTCCGCATACTTGAACGTCAGCGTGCGATCGAACTGCGACTTGAGGTCCTTCTCGCGGTCGGTTTTGTACTCGTCTTCGTTCGCGAGGTGAATGCCGAGCGAGTGAATCTTGTCGATCTCGGCCTGATATTCTTCGCCGACGTGCCGGTCCTTAAACGCGTCGCTGAGGCCAGTCCCATCCGCGTTGAGATATTCGTTCAGCGAGTCGGCTTCGGCGAAGTTTCCGGCGGCCTTCAGCCGATCTTGGGTCTGTTTGACGTCCTGAAGAAACATCGCTGGCTGGTAGCCGCTCTTGGCATCGGACAGCATCTTCTCTTTGGCCGCGAGTCCCGTGAAGACTTGGTTCAGCCCGACCGGTGTCATTGGCGTACGAACCTGTTCGGTCTTCAACCAGTCCGGCGCGTCGGGTGGCAACACGCGCTGTTCGGGCGGCGACGCCATCGCCTTGTCGACGTCTTCTTGCGTCCACGCGGAGAACGGCTTTTGGGGATTCAGAATGCCGGACAGCGTCTTCGGATCCCAGTTGCCGTCTTGACCCGGCGAGAAGCCTCGGCGCTGCAAAATCGGCCCGAGTATGGCCTTCATGGCCGGAGTGTTCGCAAGCGCCGGGTTCGCGGCGAGCGCGGGGGCGATCCGGGAAAGATGAAGATCGTCTTGCTGGGCTCCAGCCTGATCGGTGGCGGCCTTTGCCGCAGCGACTTTTTCTGCGTTCTCGGCGACGTTGACCGGTGCATCTTGAGCGGCCTGAGCGAGTTCGCCCCCGATGTTTACGGGCGCGACAGTCGGGACGGCAACGGGCGTGAATCCAGGGCTCATTCGGTAAGTCCTCCGGGCAGATCGTCGATGCCAGCCTCGACACAGGCTTTCGCGTCTTCGATGATCGCCTCGTCTACCCCGGTCGCCCAGTAGGCAAGGCCCGGCACGCGCAAGCCCTCTTTCGGCCATTCCATCGCTTCATCGGCGAGTTCCGACGCGACGTCGCCCACAGCGCACGACAGCCCGACGAGCCCCTCGGGGGCCGCGACCGCGAGGCCTTCGTCGGCCGGGTACATGAGTTCGTAACCGAAGAACGGCGGCTCCCACAAATTCCCGACGTCGCCCCGTACGTAAACGCCGACCGCGGACCCTTCGTCCTCGCGATCGATGTGCTCGAAGGGTGCGGGCGGGACCGTTAGGCGCACGGTCACCGCGAATCGATCGCGCGCCGGAGCGGAATCTTCGCCTTGGCCGGTGGCGACGTACCATAGCCAGCGCGAATAGTCGTCGTATAATAGCGTCGCGGCCGGTTCGCTATCGTACCCGAAACGGCCGCACCACTCGAGGAAGTACGCCTGCCCATCTTTTAGGATCGCGTTGATATCGTAGACGCCGGGCACCGCGTACTTCTTCACAAAAATGTCCGTCAGCCGATCCCAGTTCAACATTTTTGCGATGGTTGGCTCGTCGTCTTCATACAGCCCGACTGCGTTCCATGCACAGCCTGTGGATGGACCGACGTCGCCAGGCATGAACTTCTTGTGCTCGATGTCCCACTGATACGGACCGACCCACGCGCGGCCGTTCCACCAGCGCTGAGTCGATAGCGCGAACCCCGGCAAGCAGTCCTCAAGGAGACATGCGCCGTTGTGGCCGCGGCGTTTCACCAGACGCAGGTAGTCGACGAGGTCCTCGGCATCGACGCACTTGTGGGTGGAGTCGCCGTCGATGTACGTGTCGGTCTTCCAGTAGACTTCGCGATCGAGATCGCCGCTGCGCGCGTACGCGATGCACGCATCGACCGATTCGAACTGCTGGGTGGCCGGAGACTCGATCCCGGCTTGCTCGGCGATCTCGCGCCCGAACGCGCGGTCCATCTCGAGCCGGTCGGAGAATTCGGACGCACCGATGACGTGGACGCCCGCCGCGCGCGCATCGTCGGCCAGCGCGCCGAGGCCCTCTTTCGTCGATGCGGTCGAGTCGAACAGCATGATCGTCGGCTCGCCGGCGCGGCTGCCTTCCTTCGCGTACTCAAGCAATTCGTACCACGAATTCGTCAGCGGGACGAGGCCCTCGCCGACGTGCTTTTGGTTGGGAATGACGCGCGGCGAGCCTTTGTGGAGTTCGCCGCGCCAAACCTTGATATCCGCCCCCTCGTCCTGTAGCCGACGCCAGAGACCGACTGCGGTGCAGAACTCGCTGGCGATCGCGATGCGCATGCGCTAGACGGAAGTCAGGGTAGGCGTCGACGACGTGTTGGGCGTCGGAATGTCGGGCGCGAATCCGGGCGGTCCCGACGGCTGGTCGAGGGCGCCGGTTCCACCGGGGATCGTCGGCACGGACACGCCCGTTCCGCCGGCCGGCGTCGCGCCAGGGGACGCGGGAGGGCTCAAGCCTTTGATCCCCGTCAACACCCCGCCAAGGCCGCTAGCCAAGCCGGCACCCGCCGCCGTACCGCTAAGACCGTCGTTGCGCGCCGCGAGCCCGTACGAGTTCCCGACGCCGCTGTAGATGTTCGCGGCAGCCTGGGCATTCTGCGTGTTGGCACTAAGAGCCGCGTTTAATGCCTGGCTGATGGAATCGCCAAACAGCGACTTTGCAAGCGCGCCGATATTGGGCACGCCGCCGGCACTCGACAGGAACGAATTGACTCCGCCCTTCTGCGCATCGAGGATCGGCTGAAGCGAGACCGGCTGCGCCAGTTGGTTGGCCTCTGCCGTTGCCGCCGCTTCGGAAGATGCCTGATTGGCTTGATTCGCCTTCGATGCGTTGTTCGCAGCGTTCTGACTCGAAATCGTTTCGCCCACGCCGAACAGTGACACCGCCAGCGCGGCGATCGGGATGGCGGCCGGCCCATAGAATTCACGTCCGCGAATGCGGCCGAGGTTTGCCAGCGAGTCTGGCTCGTCGCGCTCGAGCAGCCAGCGATAGAGGCTCATTTCGGGACGTCCTTTCGCTTGTGTAAGAAGACCAGGGCGTGCGGCTCGTCGCCGGTCTCGCGGACGATCGCGTGCCAGTGCTCGCGATTCTCGTAGAGCGCGACGTGCGCAATTTGATCGATGTCTCCGCGGTTGAGCATCTCGCGATAGCTGTAGAGCATTGAGGCGAACGCAATCTTACCTTCGAGCGTCCCGTCGTAGTACGCGTCGGTTACCTCAAGGCGCTTGCCTTCGAGGTATTCGCCGAACACGGCGACCGTGGTGCCCTTGTATTTCACGCCACGCCAGGTCGTCGCGCGTTCGTGCGCCTGATCGCGCGGACCCAGCCCAAACTTGTCGCGGAAGGCCATTAGCATCGACTCGACCGCCGGGTCATCTGCCGGCAGTTCGAGCGTCTCCATGTCGGCGGACAGCGCCGCGACGCGTTCTTTCGTAGTCGTCATGCAGATGGTGCTCCTGGCGTCGGTGGCGCGGGGGCTGGGTTCGGCACGCCGGAACGCCCGGCGAGCGATGCGATGATGCTACTGATCATCTTGGCCAATTCGGACCCGCCAACGGCGTTACCGCCTTGCTCGGACCGCGCGATGCCTTCGCTCGGCCCCACCAATTGGCCGCGCACGGATCCGTGGTGCGTGCCTTCTGGACCGGCCGACGCCCCCATGACGCCCATCGCGCCATTCGGGTCCATGACACCGGGCGTAGCGGTCGGGCCGCCCATCGCCGGCTTCGGCTTGGGTTCGAGGGATTGCGTCGCTGCGGCACCATCGCTCTTATCCACTATTGGCTCGCGTACCGACGCGCGAGTTGGTACTTGGCTAGCTCGCGGCTGATCAATTGCGCCGTGCCCCAATCACCCTGCTCGGTCGCGACGTGATACGCGCGGCGCAGGCGATCAGGAAACGGCCCGAGTTGATCAATGCCGTGCGGCTGCGAAAGTACGCGATAGTCTTCCATCGCTTGAGCCTGAAGCGCTTCGCTCTTGGCGCGCATCTCGGCTAAGACGTCGGTGGTGTTGGCGCCTATGTTACTTGCCATGCCGATCCCGTCCAGACGTAAAGATGACTCGTATCAGTGCGATAAAACGTCTGCCCGGTCACCGGACTCGACGGGAACGCCGTGCCGACGCCGGTCGATGACGACGTGGTTCCGGAGTTAGTGGACGATTCCGTGCTCGTCGCGATTGATGAACTGCTCGGGAAGAACGATCCGCCTCCCCGGGTGTACTCGACGCCGATAGTTCCTGCCGGTAACCCTGCCATGATTCTATTCTACACCCTCGGCGTAAGCGTACGGTCAAGCGGCATGATGCCCCACACGGTAACGGCCCAGATTTGCGGTGCCGGCTTGCCCGCGGCGCCGGTGACCGAGACCGAAAGCTGCGCCATGTAGCCACGCGGAATCGTTCCTTGGCCGGGCGTTCCGATCGTTTTGATAAAGTGCGTGTCGACCGAGAGGTCCGTAATCGTCCATACGATAGGGGCCTTATTGTCGATTTGCAAGGTGACCGTCGCTTTGCCGTATTGCAATGGCGGTAGGTCGAGCGTGATCACGGTGTACTGCTTCTCGTTGCGCGGCTTGTTGCTGCGCGAGAATGGCGCCATCCAGGAGAACGTTTGCGGGTTGCCCAGATCATAGTCCGCATCGACAAACCAGTAATCGACCGCAGCGAGTATCCCACCAGCGGGCTGCCGGGCAGCCACGATTTCATTGAAGCCTTGGCCTGCGCCGTTGGCGACGTAGTTGGCCGGACGCGCCGCCGTGAAGTCCAGAGCGCCTGCCGACGGCGGCGCAAACTCCAGTTGGCCGAGCCAGATGCTGCCCGGGATGAAGTACCCGTACGTTTCGTTCAGCAGTGGGAACGATAGGTAGTACGTCATGTTCGCGAATGAGCCGACCGACGTTTGCATCTGCGCTGGCGTGAGGGCTGGTGACGTTGGCGTTGCGTTGAATAGCCCGCGCAACGCTTCGGACACGTATTGCGGCGCGGAGCCATCGAACCAGTAGACGCCGTTTTCGGTCAGCCAGAACATGCCGCCGTTTACTGGCGCGACCGAATGTCGCGAGACGCAACCGATGTTGAATAGATCGCGCTGGATGAAGCTGCTCGCGGAGTCGCCGTAGACCGCCCACGTTTCCTGTCGCGCAAGCGCCATCAGCAGCGTTCCCACCTCGGCCAGCGCGATCGGGTCGTCGCCGTAGAAATCATCGTAGGTCGTGTTGTAATTCGGCGGCACCGTATACTGATTGATCTCGCCAGCCTGCATCTCAAGGACTTGCTGGATTTGGTTGAACTCCCACGGCCGGCCAAGATTGGAATACCACAGTTGGTTATCCGGGAAGTTGTTCGTCGAGGTATCCTGGACGTTCGCGTACACCCAGATACGATTTTTGTGGATGCAGATGGATGCGAAGTTCGCGGCTCCGGCCGGCACACCGTACGATCCCATGACCGTAGGCGGCTGGTCACGCTGCGGTTGCAGCTGTGCGTTGCCGGTGATCGCTGCGTCGGGCGAGATGTCGAAGAAGTTGCCACTGACTCCGAGCCCTAGCACTGCCGAATTGCCAACGAAGCAGTATGTGGGCTGGAGATTCGACTGCCGGTAGATGTTGGTCGTATACGGCAGTCCGTCGAGCGTGTGCACGCCGGTCCAGGTGTATGCCGGTCCACTGAACGGCGAGATGTTGACGCCGAATCCGACGACACCACTGCCAACCGATGGCGGCGTAACGAATTGATTGAGGTCGACGCTGGACTCGGAAATGGTTCCGTCCGGCATGACCGTTTGTCGCGTGAACAGATAGTAGACGGTCTCGTTCGAAAGGCCGCCGTATATGCTAAAGCCGGCGTCATGGACGATCTGGTTCGTGACCTGGAACGTCGTGCCAGTGACGCCGCTGACGGTCAGAATTTCTTGCTGCGTGCCCGAATCGATGACGACTTTATTTCCGTTCGCGATATTCGTCATGTTCGTCGGCGTGATCGTGACAGGCGTTCCGGTCGTCTGGATACCCGATCCACCGTTCGAATTGACTGGCCCCGTGCTGTAGGCTTGCACGCCCGAGACGTTGATATTTCCGTACGCGACTGGAGGCGGATACTGCCACGCGAACATATACGCATAAATCACCGGCTGCGCGATGTTGAATCCGACCGCATGATTTTTCGAAAAGACCGCCGTGAACGTGGTGCCAGTAACAGCAAAAACGACAATCGTTTCGGCATTCACGCCAGTGTCGACGAGCAAAACCTGACTGAGGCTGATGCCAGCCATCGATACGGGGGTGACCGTGACCGTACCAGGGTTGACCGCGACCGTTGATGTCGTGAGGTTGATCGGGCTGGTCTGGGTCGTAGCAAATAGGCGTTGACCACCGTTCGTATAAACGACGCCAGCGAATTGAACCGCCTGATCGAAGGGCACACTATTGGCGACTTGCGAGAGCTGCGGCGCTGCGCTCGTCGTGACCGGCGTATAAATATAGCAAGTCCACGCGCCAGCACTGTTAAGGCCGCCGACGAGATACGCTGGGATGCTGTTCACGCCGTAGACGCCGAGCATGAATCCGAAGACGACCGCGACGGACGATAGCACAGCTGAGAAATCGTAGAGCAGCACGCGCCCAGCTTCGGTTGTCAATGCGTCTTCGATAATCGCCGTGTTCGCGCCGACCGCCTGAACGGCGAATCCGGGATCAACAGTCGGTCCGGATTTCGTGTAGTTGACGCCCTTGAACGGTCCTAGCTCGAGGAGCGGCTCGTACTCGGCCGCGGCCATGCTATAACGTCATCCGTTCGATGATGACGATGCCCGGTGCACCGGCTCCGCCAGCGGACGTCGTGAATGCACCGCCCGAACCGCCGGCACCAGGGACGACAGCTGCGCCCAAGCCGACGCCGAAGACGAACTGGCCGCCGCCGCCGAACGGCGTGCCAGCACCGGCGCCCGGCAAGAACAGAATGCTGACAACGGCGGTCGTACCGTATCCACCGCGCGCGCCAGGTAATGCAATCGCCGGCGATCCCGAACTCACCGTACCGCCAGCACCGCCCGAAGCCGGCGTCGAGGTCGTGACAGTCGCGGCCGTCGATCCGGTTCCTCCGGACCCTCCCCCTGCCGTAACCGCAGTCGCGAGCGCCAGCGACGAACTGCCTCCGGCCCCGCCGTTGCCGCCGGTATTCGCGCCTGCCGAGCCTGCCGCTCCGACGGTCACAACGATCCCGGTCGACGCGGCGATGCCGCTGAACGAACCTTCTGCATACGCACCCGCGCCGCCGCCGCCGCCGCTGGCCGCGTTGCCGTTCGCGCCGCCTCCGCCGCCGCCGCCGCCCATGATGCGAAACCGGTAAAGCGTCGCTATCGAGCTTGTCGAGGGCGTCGTGAACGTGAAAGTACCGGCGGTCGCATACGCAGTAATCGAGTACGTCTGTGCGCTCGCGATCGAAGCCGCTTGCCACTGGAACGGCGCCGTGACGCCGGGCGCAACCTGATAGAACTGGAGCCCGCCGCCCGGCAAGAACGCGACCGCAGACGAGATCAGAAGCGGGTTGACCTGCTGCCAGCCGAGCGTCGCGCTGACGAACGTCGCGTTGTAGACGTTCCACAGAATGCCGTTGACTTCGCGGGTTTCCCAATACTGACCCAGAGGGGTCTCGGTTCCGGCATAGATCATCCCGGGATATTGCTTTTGGACGTACGAATCGACGGTCGGGTTCGAGACGCCAGCAGCGTAGTCGAAGTTACTCATCAGTAACCCTCAGCGAAGATAACATAGTAGTCGCCATTCACTGTCGTGAAGGTAACGCTCGCCGCCGTTACGGCAGTGATCGTGGCATATGTGAGCGTGTTTGGGCACCAGATATGCACGTAGTATGTCAGGTTGCTGCTGAAAGATACGGGCCAGTAGTAGGTCGTCGAAGCGCCACTTGCTAGGACCTGATCTCGAATCGTGTGCTCAACGTTGACGGGAACGTTTGTCCCAGACCCGATTGGAGCTACGTTGCTCGCGTTGCCAGTATAGCGAACGGGAGAGATGCCGCCGTATGCCTGCATGTTCGCCGACAAGTTTCCAGCGACGTTCGCCTCCATGATGACGTTTGCGGTTGTGGTCGCGCCGCCAGCAACTTGCGTCGTCGCGTTGATGCCGTAGCCGGCATTATTGCGAACCCACCCGCCGACGATTTGCACCATCGCGCCGAGCGAATCGTTACGAATTCCGTCCAGATGTCCCAGACCGCTATTTGTCCCCGCCTGCCACACCATCGCTTCGGTGAGCAGGATAAAACACGATGCCGAGACCGTGTTTTGCAACCAGAGTCCGTATCCACCGGAGTTCGATATCCATCCCTGGGTAAATGCGATCAAGACTGCCGTTCCCGCAGATGTCGCAACGACGACGTTATCGGCTACAGCAGTGTCAAAATTCGTGCCGGGACCGAAGAAAATCTCGCGATTCGTCGCTGCGTTTATTGCGTTGTCGACTCGGAAATTGACGTTGTTCGCGATGACGTCGAGGTCGTTCGTGTAGAGACCGCCGTAGTTGCCGCCACAGTACAGGCCGATCCCGCCACAGTTGGTGATCAGGCCTTCGGTAAGGTAAAGGCCGCCATTGCCGCCGCCCGTCGTGCCGGCGACCGTGATACCGTTGTTCTTCGCGCCGACGTAGATGCCAGTCCAGTTGGTCGCGTTCACGCCATCGAAGAAAACGCCGTTGTAGCAGGTTGGCAGGCCATACTGGTACGTGTTGATGGCGATGTTTGTCATGTACGACTCGCCCATACCGACGAGATGCAGCAGGTAGCCCGCTGTCATCACCGTGGTCGACGTCACGCCCCAGTCGCGGAACGTGCACGCGTGCAGAAACACCGTGTTATTTCCAAACAGCATGCAGTCGATCGTTGTGCTGGCGCCGCCGTAAATGAACGTGCTCGCGACCTGTCCTGCGCCCAGAATCGTGATCGGCGTGAAGATGCTCGCCGGAACGATCGTCAGCTGCGAGGTGAACAGGTACGTGCCTTCCGGCACCCAGCCGGGAACGCCGGTCTGGATGACGTTCAGCCACGCCTGGATCGCTGCTGTATCGTCGGTGACGCCGTTGCCGGTCGCGCCGTAGTCCTTAAGATTAGCGAGGCCCAGCGGCGATCCGAACGTCGTCGTGGTCGCCCAGACGATCGGCGATGTGGCACCCGCGATTGCGGTCTTGTACTGTAACCCCGCGCTCGAGAGCACTTGAGCGTACGATGGCAGCAGCGGGTTGACCTGAGAGAAGCCCAGCAGAGATGGATTCCAAGTCGCGTTGATCGTCGACCACAGCGAGCCCTGGATCTCGCGAACTTCGGACCATTCTCCAGAGAGCTCGGTGCCGTTGAGCTGAACACCAGGCCACTGCTTTTGAACGAGCGCGTCGTTCGCTGGCGATGCACCGCCGAAGTTGAAATCGGTGACGCTCATTAGTAGCGGCCTCCGTGGTTACGGCGCACACGCTGGCGCGAAAACTGCGGGCGCAGCGTACGAACCATCGGCGTCTCGGGTTTCTTGCCTTCCCACGTTCCGCGCCATGATAGCATCCGCTTCTTTTCCGCCTGGTAGTTCGATTCGCACAACGCGTTTTGCTTACGCGAGTTGTCGTCGTTGTTCGAGAAGAACGCCCAGCACGCAGCCGCCCAGACGATGCCGGGTTTGAAGTTCTCAGGCGATGTCATCGGCTGCGCGACAGTCACCCCACCGTTGGTGACGTACGGGATCGTGTCCGGTTGGCGAACGCCATCGACCTGGATCGGAACGCCGTCATTCGCCGGAATGCGGGGAAGTCCAAGCCATCCGCCGCGCCAGTAGTACCGCGGACGCTGATACGGCGTCCACGGGGCGGCATTGGGAGCGGGAAAACCACTACTCCAAGTGCCGGTCGAATCCGGGTACGACGCGGGCTCCGTTACCGTCCATGCCGGCGCGGACTGACCGGTCGTCCCGATCGGCTGATCGCCGTACGGTGCCGGGCTTTGCGTCGTTCCGCCGCTGCTGTTGTCATAATAGCCGATCTGGCGGCCTTCGAGCGTCGCGAGATCCGATGGCACGATAATCTCGCCGGCCAGATAGATGCCGTCAACCTCGAGCATGAGGGGAAACTGATAGATCTGCACGCCGCCGACCGTCTCGACAACGACCTTGCAATCCGGGAACAAAATGTCCCCGATCATTCGTTTGTTGCCCTGATCGATCCAGTTGATCAGGGTCGCGTCGGACCAGCGCCCCGTCGACGATGTATCAAGATCAGAAAGCGTCTGCCGAAGCAGGGTCAGGCAGGCGCCGCTATCGAGCCCTTGCGACACACATCACCGGGCTAAAATCAGATAGCCAGGGGCAACGATCGACGTCGCGATCGCGCATGTGACAAACCCGCTGTTGAGCACCATGCCGGTCGCAGGGGCTCCGAGCAACGTCGTCAACGTCGGCGTGTTCGCATAGATTTGCGTTCCTGACAGCGTCGCGCTGTCAAAGCACGATACGACCGTGATCTGCGCCGCAAGCGACTGCACGCCGTAGAAAGTAGTCGCCTGAACAACCGTGGTGGCCGTTGTCGTCACCAGCGTGTACTTGGGCGGCGGTACGTCGGCGTAGACGGGGGCGGCAAACGCGGCAAGTAGCGCGCAGATGAGGACGATGCGCTTCATTACGGAATCCCCAAGAGCGATACGTTGAAATTTCCAACCGGCGCAGCAGATGCGGTCAGCACCGCTCGAATCGCGACGATCGTCCCCGAGATGGTCAACTGCGGCGACGTCGGCGTTAGTGGGTTGGCGACCGGGCCAGTGCCGCCCTGATCAGACGGTCCTTCGGCGAGTACCCACATGCCGGGATCGATGCCAGGAAAGAAGCCCGCCGCGGCATTCGCGAGGACTTGCGGGCTTCCACCGAATGGTAGCGCACGAACGCCGGTGGGCGTGCGACCCTGCAGCGCGTACATGTACGTTTGGAACGCCGCCGGAGAACTCGTCACGTAGATCGATACGCCGTAGCCGACGAGCGCGGCCGTGCCGACTTGCTCGAGTTGGATGCGCCATTTCGAGAACGCGCGCGCCTCGACTGCGAACCCGCCCGAATCGTTTACACCCAGCGCACCATAGGCAACGGTCGGTGTCGCCACGACAGCCGTGTTCGGCCCGAGGTTCGAGAGAAGATACCCGGAGAGGAGATTGCTGCCGGCGCCTGATCCCGGCATCTACGTCGCCGCTGCGTGGCGCGCGATGTACGCTTGCGCCCGCGATACCAAGGTCGGATCGTTCTCCAGCATGCCAACGATTGTGTTACACCAGTTGCAGAGAAGGGCGCGAACGGCGTTTGTTTTATGGTCGTGGTCCACGTTCATCGTCCTTTCTTGAGGCTTCTCGCAAATCGCGCAGCAGTTGTTTTGACTGTCTTGCATCGAAACAAATTGCTCGCTGCTGATCCCATATTTCTTTTTCCTGGACCAGTGTGACTTTTCGTTTATTCGAATAGGGTTTCCGCGTTGATTGAGGACTACTCGCTCGCTGATCTTCTTCTTTTTCTCGTCCGGTTGATTTCGATACCACTCTCGATGATAAGTTTTATACGATTCCCATTCTTCGGGAGTGAGTTCTGACTTTCGTCCGCGTTTTATGCCTTTCGGTTTCGGTGGACGGTCAGCAGCGTCTACGGCCCGTTTTTTGCGCTTGTACTCCTTTTGATAATCGCGTATCGCCTGTTTTCTCTCGGGCGACAAGTCTGCATATGCCATACCCCATTATAGCACATTCTTGTTACATTTCTAATCCTAAAAGTCAATACCGGGCTCGGGTGTTACCAGCGGCGGATACTGTTGGCCGGGTGCCGTCGCCTGAAGCGGCTGCGGTTCGTCGTACATCGAGATGATGAGGTTCGTGATCGTACCGGCACCGGCGGGCGTGGTCACGCGCAGCGTCAGCACCGAAGCGTTTGCCCAGATGCAGTCAGGATTTGAAGGCACCAGGATCTGTGCGTAGTTCGCTCCCGTTCCGGTCGCCGACGTGAGGTTCGGAAAGTTGGTTGTGTTGAAGACGACGTCCGCAGCGAACATCGCGTTGCCGGGGACCGATGGATTCGACGCAATCCCGCCGCCCCCGACCGGATAAGTCACGGTCAGCTGGCTGCCCGCATTCGGACCCTGGCCGCCCGATGCTTGGCCGAGCGCATTGTATGAAACAGGCGGCACCGATGAGTTGTCGTTACCGGGGATCGAACCTTGCACGTACGCGCCGGTGCCGTGCACAATGTTGAACGAGGCCGAGCCAATCGCGGCGGCTCCGATCGCCGATACGAAAACGGCGATTTTCGGAATCTTGATGCGCCCGGGAACGATGAAATAGGCCGCGACAGTCGTGTTGACTTGCGAGATAGCAATGGTCGACAGCGCGAAAATGTTCGACTCGGTGCCGAGCGTGCCGAGCGTGTAGGCTTCGCGCGAGGTGAAGTCTAGCGACTTCTTCGCGCGACCCAGCAGCTGATCGAAATTTCCGGGATAGGCTGCTTGCAGCTGCGCCGGGGTGAGCGGCGACAGCTGCGGATAGCCGGGAAGACCTGACATGGAGTCCCCTTAGAAGGCCACAGCCCCAGCGCCGAGTGAAGCGACCGCCGAACGCCACGTCCAAGCGCCCTGCGCCATCCGGAACGAGTCCATGATGATGCGATTCTTCGTCATCGGGTCGCGGAACGAGTCGAAGTCCGACTGCCAGCGGAACCAAACGGTCAGGCCGTGCGCGTCGCTACCCGGCTTGCCCTTGTTGCCGAGCATGAACCATGCGTACGGGTTCGAGAGGTCGCGCCACGCGAAGATCTTCCACTTGTTGTACTGGATGTTCGTCTTGCGCGTATTTTCGTACGGCGCGGTCGGCGATGAGGTGATTTCCTCGGCGATCTGAGACATCTGCGGGTGGCAGACGATCCAGATCGGGGTACGTTTGTCTTTCTTCCCGCGATCGTCGAGCATTGTTTCGAACAGCAGCTCGCCGGCCCGAATCGATTCTGGCGTCATCTGCGTGTTGCCGAGCGAGTTCGAGAACGTCTGGCCGATGCGCGACACGACGCCGGTCGGCGTCACGACCGGGTTCAGCACGTGCGCGGGTGAGAACAGCGGCTGGCCGTCCGGGAGCAATTTCAGGCCGGAGAAGCCGAGGTTCAGCATCGCGACGGCCAAGAGGTCCTTGGTGTTGCGCGCCGACTTCGCCATCATCGACGGGATCTCGGTCAGGATGTCCAGCGGGTCTTCGACGGTCGCTTCGCGCGACACGGCGGCGGCGAGCGCGTAGGTTGAGAAGATCGCCGTGAACGGAATCATCTCGTTCGGCGCATCGAACGTGGGCGCTTCGCCCTCGCCCTTCTGGATAAAGTTCCCGAGGCCGGTATACGGCAGCATCTGCACGTACCGCTTGCGATCTTTCGGCGTGTACGTGTTGATGATGACGTCGTATTGAGCTGGTACCGAATCCGTCTCGTCCTTGTACTTCTCGTCGAGAAGATGGGTCGAGGCGATGAATGGGGCGTTGGTGGTCCAGAGAGGTGTTGCCATCTTAGATCAGCGCCGCCGCGTTGAAGGCGACGAGGACGCGAGCGCCCACGTCGTTGACGTTACCCTGGTTTGGACTGAAGGCGAGGTCACGAATGACCCCCACCGCCGTCTGTGACGTATCTGCCACGAAGTACCCCGTCGTCGAGTCGATGTTCAAGCCGACTGCGGCGTTGAACAGGGTGTTATTGAACGGCTGCACCAGCGACATCTCAAGGAGGCCGGACTGCAGCTTCGTGATCGGGAGCGCGAAGGGATCGTTCGTCCAGCCGGGGCCGTACGATTGCGTCGCGCCGAACAGGCCGCGCTTGCCGGTAAACTGCGAGCCGCCTGCGGTCGCGCCTTGCTGGCCGCCGTAGTACGCGTCCGAGTCGACGTCGGCGACGCCGATGATGCCGGTCGACGAGCCAGCCGACGCGCGGTTGGCGCCGACCGAGTTGGTCAACGGGTTCAGGATGTTGCCGGTGGCCGTACCGAGCGTGATCACGGTGAACTGGCGTGCCCACGTGTTCGGCAGGAAGCCGAGGTACACGGTGTACGTGGTGGCACCGGCGGGAGCGCCAGCGGCAGCGACGTTGATTGTGGCCGTGAACCCGGGCTGAAGGTTGATGATGAACGGCTGGGAGTTCTGCGACTCCGTAGCAGCCGTGATCGTGTAAGTCACGACGCCGAACAGCGTGCGGGCCGGAGCACCGGCCGAAGCGACTCCGGTGACGGTCACGGCGCCCTGGACGAGCGCGGCGGTCGATCCGACGTTGAAGGCCGACGGCTGCGAAGTGGCGAGCGGCCCGAGGAACGGGCCGGGCGTATTCGCACCGGTCGCGTTCGTGAAGGAGGCTGCGGTACCGCCGGTCGGCACGACGATCGCACCGGTGGTCACGTTCAACAGGATGTCGCCATCGCGGAACGTGGCGTTTTCGGCCGGGTACACCTGCGCCGTCTGGGGCGAGGTGATCCCGCCTACGGCCTTCCACTTCGGCGCAAACGCCGGATAAACGAGTTGGACTGGCAAGTGTGATCTCCCCTAAAACGAAAAACTCCCCGACGCTATAAGCGCGGGAAGCCTCGGTTTTTCCGTCAGCCTCGGTTTGGTCGAACCGCTACGAGCGGGCGACCTTGCGAGTGGCCTTTACCTCGGACGCTACGATTGCACCTTCTACCAGCGTGAACGTCACCGAGCCGAACGCGGGCCGGTTCTCCCAGGCCAGCAGCGCGGCGATCTCGTCGAAGCCGTTAGGATCGTTCTCCCACATCTCGACCAGCAGCCGAAGCGCGCGTTCCGGGAGGCTCCGCGGACGAACGACGCGCTCGGCTAAGGCCACTTGCCTAGACGACTTGCTCTCTGGCGGTGTCTTTGGACGTTAGTTCGCCTGTCACACGCCCTTGCAAAGCCGTATGCGTGACTTGCTCCATATCCTCTGCGAACCGATCTTCGCTGCCGGCAAGCTCGGCGAGGTACGCCTTCTCCCAGTGCTCGCCCGACACGTCGCCCTGGTCTTCGTTGTTCATCTGCGCCGGATTGATGATCTCGAACAAGCCGAGACCGCCGGGCGTCCGAACGACTTTCTTCGGGCCGTCTTGCGTAAGGATTCGCCGCAGTTCGATATTTGCGAATCGGCTGGTCCGATCGACTTCATCGCCCGTCACCGGACGCATAATGTGCCGCTCGACCATCGACGACGTGTACTGATCGTCCGGCTTGCGCCAGCAGTATTGAGACGTCGGGTTCGGGTTTTTCAACATCAGGTGCGGCTGCGAGAAAATCGCCGTGCGATCGATCCCGGGAACCTTGAAGCCCGCGTACGGGCCGACGTTGATCCCCATGACCATCTTGCGGCGGTTGGAGCCCGGCATCCGGGCGCTGGCGATCGCGGCGGCTTCGGCCGACGCGGCACTCATATCGGTCATGTGTTAGCTCGCTTCTGCTTGCATGCGTTTTATAGTGGCCTCGATGCTCTTTTTCTGCTTGGCCGGATCGCCCGGGTAGAGTTCGGTGGTCCAGTCAATGAGCCGCTGAGACTCGGCTGCGTTCATCCCCGGGAACGAAACGACGTTTCCGCCGCCTCCGCCCCCGCCGCCTCCGCCCATCGACCGCGGCGCGGCGATGCGGGATGCCGATCCGAGCAAGACCTTGCCGGCAGCGCGTTCGTACTTCGCGTCGAGGTACTCTTTCGTCTCGGCGGGCGTCGCCGTGGCCAGCGATTGGCGCTCCGTCTCGGAGATCATGAAGTTCTTCGCGACGAGTTTATGGACTTTTTCGGGCGTGTCGGCGGCCTTCGTGTCCAGGAACATCTGGACTGCGTACTGCCCAGCCTTGTCGGCCAGCGGGTTGCCGTATTTCGAGAGCGCCGCGTCGACTTTACGTTGCGCGACGTCCTCTACCGACCCGATGAAGAACTTCGCGATATCGGCGTCGTCGCCGGTCAGGACGAGGTCTTTCAGTTTCTTTCCGTACGCGGCGATTTTGTTCGCCTGCTCGGCCGGATCTTCGCCCGGCTTGGCCTGAGTGGCCAAGAACGACTTGCCGATATTGATCAGTTCGGCCATCTGGGCGCTGCTGTTGCCGCCCATCGCCCGCAGTCGCTCGACTTCCGCTTCGAGTCCGGCGAGTTTGGCCTCGGCCGCCGTAGGCTGCGCGCCAGGCTCGCCGCCTTCTCCACCCTCGCCGCCGCCGGCGGGGGTTTCGCCATCCTCGAGTTCTACTTCGAGTTCGTCTTCATCCGGCATCGGGTTCTCCTTCGAGTTTTTGCTGCAATTTCTTGGCTTCTTCGATCGCGTGACGCGAACCGGCCATCATCGCCTCGGTTTCGCTCACGTCCGGCGACGACAAGAGGGCCCAGCCGCACGAACAGCCGGAAATGAACCGGTCTTCAATCGGCAACGTCGCGACCCGGTGCATGTGCCGCGCCGAAAGTTCCATGTATCGCTCGACTGCTGGCACCTGATCGGACCTCCGCTCCGGTTCGCCCTCCGGTTCGCTTCGCCGGCCGTTCGCCACGCGATGAACGGCGTGCCCACCGGCCGTCAAAACCCCGTTCCTGTTGCCCAATCCGCTCATGCTGATGCTCCCGCTGGTACGGGCGGCGGCGGTGCGCCGTTCTGCGACGGCTGGCCACCCGGCGCGGCCGCTCCCGGCTGCGCTCCGCCCGCTTGAGCCGCGGCTTGCGCGGCCATCTGCTGCTGACGTCCTTTGGCTTCTTCAACGGTGCCGATAAACCGCTCGATTCCCATCAACTGGAATGTCTGGAACAGTTCTTCAGCGAGGAAATATGCCTTCAGCGGGTCGCTGACAATCCACGGGAACACCTTCGCGATGATGCCGAGGCACCCGAGGAATTCCTGACGTCGCGACGGCGCGTCGATCGGGTCGGACAGGCCCGCGATGTCGATATTGAAGTTCCGGGCGAGCGCGGCCGGCGGCAGCGTGAATTCGCCGCCCTGTTTGTCGCCGTATGCTTTCGCGAGATCGTCCGGCATGACGGTCGATACGTTTTTCGAAACGCCGAGATACTGCCGATTGAGTTTGTGCCAGAACTGCACGACGTCGCGTAAGAACTGGCGCAGAAACATCGCGACGAGGTTGGCGCGCACGCTCTGGGCCAGCTGCTGCTGCCGCGACTCGGTCGCGCTGCGCCGACCGCCGGACTGCGCGCCTAGCGCTGGCGCGTTCTGGCCGCTGATCTTCGAGGTGTAGACATCGAGCCGCGACTCGTCGGAGAACGAGTCGGGCGAAAGCGGCGGCGGAGCAAACCACTTAAGCGATTTTTCGACGTCCTCAACGCGCCATCGCACGCCGGGTCCCCACTCCTGATCTTTGTCGCGCACCATGTCGCCATCGCGCTCGAGCAAGATCGGCAAGATGCAAAGATCAATGTAGTTGCGCCGCTGGTTGCGGCCGCTGTTCGCTTCAGCGACGATGTCAGCAAGGCGTTCAGGCAACGCGAATCCGTAGTCATTTTCCGGGCGCGGGAATGGGTTGAAAACGAAGTCGGGCCACTCGGTCGCGGCATACTCGTACGGTTCGAAGCCTATTGCGAGCGGCTGATGCGGCGAGAACCACATGATGTTTTTCTCGGGCACGCCGTCGTCGTCCATGTCGAACTGTTCGGTGAAGAATCGAACGACTTGCGCTGGACCGCGGTTCTTGAAAAACTTCGAAGTCAGCGATCCCTGAGCCATGCCGACTTGGATTTGGCCGCCGGCGGTTTTATCGTACGTGCCCTGCTGATCGCGCGAGACATCGCTCGTTCCTTGCGTCACCCAAGACAGCAACTGCTCGACGGCCTCGGGCCGGAACGTGCCTTCCTTGACCTTCGCCTTCAACTCTTTTTCGTTCATCCAGATGACGGCGCCGATACCGAGCGCGGTCTGGATCGATGTCGACTCAGCGGGGACGAGATACCACTCTTTGAGCTCGCGCGGGGTGAACGTCGCCTCGCGGATCACTTCCTCGATCCGCGTCATTACGCGCTCGGTTTTGATCCCGCCGTCATCATCGAATTGGACTTTGTCGTCCTCGCCGATGACCGGCTCCTCGCTCGCGATCATCTTCGGCTCGATGCGCTCGGTAAACGACAGGCTCATCGGCGCCGTGCCGTCACGCAGGCCGAACTGCAGAACGCGGAGGAACTGCGCGAGCGGCGTCTTGCCGTCGAATCGCTTGCGCCGGAGTTCGGCGTTGTAGAACTTCTCGATCATCGGCGCCATGCGCGCCGTCTCCGGATCGTCGTCCGCTGGGCTGACGATCACCAGCCGCTGCACGAATACTTGCGCCGCGACGTATGCCATCAGCGATTCGAGTTCGGCCGGGATGATCGGGATGACGAGGTTTGCCGACCCGACCCACGGATCGTCTTGCTCCTCGACCTCAAGGTTGTAGAGCGCGCTATACGCAGCGAGGTTCTCGTTCATCGCCTCGCGCGCAGACGTCGCGGCGATCCACGTTGAGTTCAGGTCGACGCCTAAAGCGGACCACTCGTCTTCGTCGAGCGCGCGCGGCTTGGTGCCAACACGGAGATTCGCCTGCTTTGGCTGCGACGTCGTTGTCGGCTGCAGCGACTGGTCGTCAGCCACGCGTGATTACTTCCGAACTTTTTTTACGGGGGTTTTCTTCATCGAGCCGCGCTCGCCGGTTTTCTTGTCGAGCATCTTCTTTGACTCGACCTTTGACCCGGGCATCGCTGCCTTGGTCGCGCCCTTGGGGGGACCGCCGGGTTCGAAGCCGGGCGGATTCTTGCCCATGTTACCGAGGCCCGTCTTTTTGCTGGCCCGATTCGTCTTCGGCATCGTTTTCATGGGGCTGGCTTTCTTCGCCATCTTCTTCATTGCGATCGCCTCACTGGTGCATCGTCGAGCGAACTTTGCCGGTCGGCATCGGCACGTTCCGCGGGGTGTTTCCGCCGTTCCGCATGATGCCGCGGGTGTCGCCGGCCATCTTCGCGCTGCCCTGCGGGCGCTCACCGCCGCCATTCATCATCGTCGAAGAAAGGCCGCCCTTGTCTTTGGCAGCCATCGCGGCGTTGTGGTGGTTCTTCGTCTCGCGCTCCGAGAACTTAGCGGCTTTCTTCACGGTACGTCTCCCGAGGGGCTTGCTTCGAACGCGCTACCTCTTCAACCGCTGCGAGGATACGCCTGCCCGCCCGATCACGATTCGCTCGTCATCGTCGCGTCCGGGTATCGCCACGTGCACGACCCGGATCGTCCCGTCTGCCATTCGCAGCGAATGCTTGAACGTGGATCCGAACAGCTGGCCAGCTTCCTCGGGGTCATCTTCGTTCAGTAATTCTCGGGTCGCGTCGTCGAGCGTCCGGTACCGGCACGCCTTCGCGAGCCCGTACTGCATCCCGAGCCCGTCGAAGACGTCGTCGTTCTCCACGTCCGGCCAGCCCTTGTACTGATCGTAAAGCGCCTCGCACGTGTTCCGGTGAATCGAGATCCCGCCGTTCCGGAACCGGGGCTCGAGCGCTTCGATGCGGGCTGTCTTCTTGCGCCGGCCGGTGGCCTGGACTTCGTCGCGCAGCGGGTGGTAGGACTCGAGCGTCCAGTTCAGGCCCTCGTCCGAGATGCCGCGCTGGATGCGCGCCACCATGTCGATGTCGGCGTTTGCTGACTCGATCCGACACCGGCCGCTTGCGAACTTCCGCATGTGTTCGAGGGCGATCTCGCCGATTTTCGATGGCACCTCGAGGTAGCGCCGCGCGAACATCAGCCACCAGTGATCGTCGGCGTCGACGCAATTCATCGTCATGCCGGTCCAGTCGGAGGTCCGGTTCGCCGTTACGGTCGGGTCGATTGTCATGTAGTTCGCGACCGGAAACTCCGCGATCGGGAAGCGGCCGCCGCCAGCCATGTCGCCGAAGACATGCAGCATCGGGATCGGCTGCGGCCGGTACTCGGCGCTGAAATACTGCAGGTACTCAAGCCGGAACCGGATCATGCCCTCGACGTCTGGCCGGTTCTCGTACCACGCGGCGTACATCTTGGCTTCGATCGAGCGCTTTTGCTGGGCGAGGAACTTCTCAGAAAGCTTTCCGGGGAAGAACAGGTTCCCGCCGCGGTCGCGCACGCTGCGAATGTATTCATGCCACTGCGGCTTTACTTTAGCCGCTCCCTCGATGTCGCCAATTCTTAGGAGTTCAGCATGGGCCTGCGCATCTTTTTCGTTTTGATCGAGCAGCCATCCGTACACGTCGTTATGCGCGAATCTCGTTCCGCTAACGAACATCGCTCCCCACGGCGGCAAGATAGGATAGTACGCTTGGATTTTCGTTCGGGCATTGCGTTTCGCTTTGATCGACAGGTAGTTCTTTTCGTTGACGAGATCGTCGAAGAACACGATGTCAGGGTGCTTGCCGGCGCCGCCGTAATCCGCGCCCGACACGCTGATTGTCGCGTCGCGCGTGCGCGATAGGTTGATCGACTTCTGCGCCCAAATTCGAGCAACGAGCGAGAGGTTTCCCCAAAGTTCGATGATCGTCGGGTTCGATTCGAGATTCACCTTGACTTCGTAGAGAACGTCCTCGGCGAGCGCCGATGTCGCCCGAACGAAGTCCATCGAAATATCAACACCCTGCTCGCGAAAATACAAGATGAGGTAAATCATAAACGCTACTTCGAGCGTCGTCTTGTATGTGTATCGCGGCGCGAGGTAGACTTCTTTCCACTGCTCGTCGCCCTTGCCAATCTTCGGCTTGGCGAGTTCCATTTCGTCCGCCATCTCGAGATGCGGTTGGTCCTCGAACAGCGGGATGACATCGCTGAACTTCGCGAAGTGGCGAAAGCGTGAGAGCAGGAACGCGCGCTTCGTTTTTTGCTTCGGCGTCAGTCTTGCGGTGACGACGTCGGGATGATCGTCGGGAAGGTCAGGCTTGGGGCGCGGCTTACTTTTTCTTTGCGGCAAACTCGACATAATACGATCGCATCGCCGCCTCAAAGACTTCCTTGGTGCAGACGATCACCGACGACTTACCGGCGAGTTCTCCCGCCTGCCATGTCATCGTGACCATATTTTCGGCAGGCACGTCGATCTCGATGCAGAGCGCGCCGTCCGGCGAATAGGCGTAGTGATAGCCCGGGATTTTCTTCCCGAGCGCGACGTTGCCCATCATCGTCGGCGGCCGGCGCTCTTGCGTGTCGGTCATCAGCTACGGCCGATGTTGCGTTTGCGGCGCTTCTTCATAGCGGTGTTCGTCTTCATCACCTCGCCGCGCTGCTCATCGGTCGGCGGCTTCGTCTTCGCCCGATTCGACTGGCCCGACTCGGACATGCCGATCGCCTTCGCTTGCGCCGGGTTCGTGACTTTCTTGCCCGACGACGACTTCAGATCACCCGATGCGAACTTGCGCATCTCACCGGCCATCCGCGCCTTCTTGGCTTTTTTCGGCGCGGACTTCTTCAGCGTCGGCACGTTACGTGGGCGGCCAGAGGTCGACCGTGATCACGACGTCGCCGCTTTGAAACGTGCCGGCCTGGCCGAGCAGCGCCGCTTCGGCACCTTGAAGCGCCTGCGAGAACGTGAGATGGGTCGGCGTCCCGGCGAGGCTCGCGGACACGCGATACTTCCCGACGCGGAACTGAAGCGAGTGGCTGAAAACGGCTGCGCCGAGCGCGAGGGCAATGGCTTCCCAATTCATGCTAGGGACCTTTCTTCACAGCATCAGCTGTGGTGACGAACGTGGTCGCCGAGGTTGCGGGATTCGCGACCGGCGTATTCTGGTTTGGCACGATGGCCGGCGTGTAGCCCGCGGGGGTTGACGGGTTCTTGAAGGCGTTCGAGATCAGGGTCAGCAGCGTAACGAGCGTCGCGAACCGATGCGACCACGTCGCGGCGTCGCCTGGCGAGAGTCCCCAGGCGGTCAGGACGTCCGGCCCCTCAAGGAACGTCAGCGCCGCGATCGCGTAAGCGACGATCTTGATCCAGTCGAAAGCGGTCAGCCGCGAGAGGATGGAGCTCATGTGCGCCGACGTTCGGCAGCACGCTCGGTCGCCCTGTTCGGTTCGCCGACCTTCATTTCAGAAAATGCCCAATAACCGCACCGAGCATCGTCGCTACCGCAGCCGTCGCGCCAAGGCCCGTGTAGATCTCGCCTCGCGTCGGGCAGCGCGACACGTTGGTCGTGTTGATAGCCACGGCTGCCATAACGCCATCGAGTTTAGCCTCGGACTCCTTGCGCGTGATAAATGTCGCGGCTTGGTCGTTCAGCTGCTCCCGAAACTCGTTGGTACCGTCGAACCGCTTGTTGTTCGCTAAGTCGGCCTTCTCGTTTGCCTTCTCGGCCGCGGCGAGCGCTGCCGCAATCGCGCGCTGATCCGCTTCGCGCAAGTCGTCGAAGTGTTCTTTTACCGTGTCGACCGTCCACTCCGAGGCCACTCACGCAGCGGCCGCGTGGGAGGCGGCGACGAACCCGATGTACGCCTTCATGGCGCGCGCTGCGTACCCATCGGTCGTTCCGTTGTCTGGATTCTGGCCGCCCTCGAACCGCTCTTTGACCGCGCCTTCGCCTTCGTTGTACGCCGCGAACGCGTAGAATAGCACCTGGCCGTCGCCGAATTGGGCAAACTTCTCCGGGTCGGCGACCTGAAGGCCCTGCGCGAACTTGATCGCCGGAGCCAAGAAATACTCGCACGCGACGAACATGTTTTGGGCCGGATTGAGGAGGTCGAACCCGGCGTAGGTCGGCCGCTTCGGATTCCACGGTTGGTCGATTCCGTCTGTGATCTGGCACACGCCGACGCCGCATTGCGTGCCGTCCGGCAGCAGGCCAGTCGCCGGGTCGGCTCCCTCCTGCAGTTCGTTCTTGCCGCCGGTCTCATTCGCGATGATCGCGGCGAGCGCACACGGCGGGACCTTCGTGTACGCGGCCTCGCCGTTGATCGACGCGGCAAGCGCAAAGATCGCAGGCACGGACTTATCGGCAAACGCGACGGTATCCATGCGCGCCCTATTGCGCGGCGGGACGCTTGGTTCCTAGATGAACCATGGCGCACCGTCCGGTGCTTGCACGATGCCGAGAATCGCAGCCTCCGTCAAAGCGTATATATTGCCTTGCGACGTGTGAATCCTTATTGGCCGATTCGGGGGAAATAATATCCAATCATGCACACGCACGTCCCGGCACGTCGCGCTGATTTTCGTGACGCGTCCGAAGATGCAGGGCAGCCGGCGATCGTGCAGCGATTCTCCCGACTCCGTCTCGAGCCAGACCCCGCCGGGCGTTTGGCCGCCGACCTGAAACGGCTGCAAAAAGAACCCGCGGTGCTGGAACGGTTCGACTATCATCCGACCGTCTCTGAAAGCTCACCCAACGATGAGCTGAGTTCGCCTGCCATCGGTCCGGCGAGATGCTTCGCACGCGTCGCCCACTCGACAAAGTTGCACGGGTTCGGCGCCTTGAGCGCCAGTCGTACTTCGGCGAGTTGTGCAGCCGTCGCTTGGTAGAGTTCGTCCAGTCGGCGCGCGTTTGATTCTAGATTCGCAAATTGGATGCGTAACGCGCTCACCAGCGATCGCTCCGTCCCCAGTTCAGCACCGCGCTGTTCGAGCAAATCGCGAAGGCGCGCGATCTCGGCGTTGGCCCGGTCTAGTTCGTTCTCGATGCTCACGGCACAGTCTCTCCTTCGATCGTTTCACCGCCCTCGGCCAGTCGCTTGAGGCGCTGCGTTTCGGTTTCCACCGTGTCGCCGGCATCCGGGGCGGGGACGAACGGCGTGCCGTGGCCGAGCACCGAGGCGGCCAGCGCCGTTCCGCGTTCGCTCGCCGCGACATCGCCGCGCGGCGCGAATAGATCGACGACCTGCGCGCCGCGCGGACGGTCTTCATCGGCCCAAGTCGCCGCCGTTGTTCGCTCGCCGCCAGGCGTCGTATTCGCCAGCGCCTGAAGCCCGATCGCGAGCGCTTGCGCGAGCACCGCAGGCTTCTTGCCAAGGCCGCGCTCGACGAGCGTAGCCAGCAATTCGTACGATGCTTTGTCCATCGCGACCGGCTCGCGCACAACCGGCGCCTGGGCTTTTTCGGCTTCGCGGATCCGTTCGCGCGCCTTCGCGAGCTCGGGGTCCGGCTTGACCTTACCCGGCTTGCGAGGCATCGGGACTCTGCGAGGCGTGCTCGGGCAACGGCTCCGGCTTCATCCGAAACTGCTCGGCCTGCTCTTTCGTAATCGTGCCGGCGCCGATCATCAAGTCGAGCATGTCGTCGCGCACGGCAATCCGCAGCATCGTGACGAGGTTGTGGAAAATCTGATCGCTCATCAGCATGACCGCGACGCTCGGGAACGCGATCGTCTTGCCGGTCTGCTCATTGTGGATGAACACCGGGTCGGCCGGCACCGGCTGCCCGATCAGCATTCCAGACGCGTCGTACATCAGGTGTGCACCCGAAACAGCAGTCCGAGACCCACGGTCACGACCGCAACAATGATCCCGGCGATGGCCGCCGGTACGATGCTCGCCCAGAAGTCACGCTCGCCCAGAAGTCACGCTCGCGCGTGCGGCGCGCCTCGATCGCCTTGAGGTCTTCCTTCGTGGCAAGCGTGTCCAACTGCTCGGAGATCATCCGTTGCTGTGCCCAAAGCTTTTCGATTTCGCCTTCAGCCTGGGCGACCCGGTATTGCCACACTTCCGGAAAATCTTCCGCAAAACCGTCACCGTCCACCTGGCCCGCCGGCGTTTTCAAGCGGGTGCAACCCCGCGGCCCGTACTGCATCGCTGATCTTTTGCCCCGGCCTGACCTTATCGGAGAGCCCGTTGACGCCGGAATCTCTCGCCGCCCGCAACGGCTTGCACGCGCGCTCGGCGACGGTCGTCGCATTTGCCGCATTCCCGAAGCGTACGGTCTCGGACATAACGAGCCCTGGCGCAACGGGCAACGGAAGTTCCTCTCTCGGATCGTGTCGGTAGACGCGGACCTCGACGTACCAGTCGCTCACGCGATCGTGCTGGGTACGATGCCGCCGCGGAATGTTTGCCGTGGAACTATCTCGACCGTGCGTCCGAACCGGCGCTTCATCATCGCGACGTATTTCTTCTGCAAGTCGGGATGCCACGTGCGCACGTCGGAGAACCGCGCTATTCGGCGCATCGCTCGGTCGACTTTCATGTGCGGGAACTCGGCTTGCTGCCGCAGCCGGACTCTATGCCGGCGCGCCATACGACCTCAACTTCACGCGGTATCCGTCCTCGTTCAGCATCGTTGCGAACAGGATCTCGGCCTGCCGGAAGGACTCCGGAGAGATCACGGTTGCGGCAAGCGAGCCTGAGAACGTGCTGTAGACGGTGACCCGTCCGACATCGCTGACGGCCAAAAGCCGCGGCGTCGCGCTGCCGATAAGGGGCAGGGACGCGGCGGCGGCCATCGATGCGAGGAAACCGAACCGCTTCATGCCGCTATCTTGCCCTAGCGCGGGCTATCTGTCAACCGAAGCCGTTTCCGTGGTGCCCGAACACGATGACGACCGCGATCGCAACGATCAGGCCGCCGATGTTCCCCGGCAAGTTCGGCCCAAAGGGGTACCACGGCGACGACCGCCAGCCGACGTTGAACAGGCCGAGGAAGAATCCGAGCACGACGAACACGATGTAGAGTTCGCACAGCACAACGATGAACCGGATGAACAGATCAAGCATGGTAGCCCTCCTGGCCGGGCCGTACCCAAAAATCGTTCGTCCGCCTACTTGCGCCAAGAGTCGCCCGTAGCGTATTATCGGCTGACAACACTCGGCTAGGCCGTCGTAAAAGACAACAGCGCCCGGGAACATCACCCCCCGAACGCTGCTTAAAGCCTAGCACCTCGGCACAGGTGCTTCATGCAAGATATAGCATCCGCTAGCGTTCCGTCAACCCCGTACCCACAAGATATAGTGGTTGCGGGTTTTATTTTTTGCTCCACGCCCGCCTGCGGCATCGTCGTCGGCGACGGGCGGTACGGCGCGCGTAAGCCCCGGCCGTGCTCTCGCTGCCAAGCGCGCATTAAGCGCGAGCGGGGCGTATGACCCGGATGTCGCGCCTGATCTGGGAGCCGAAGTCCGAGAAGCCGGCAGTCACCCCGACCGTTCATGCCACGACGCGTGAGGAGAACTGCGGTCGCTGCGGCAAAGCGCGACTCGCCTGCAACCTCCGCCACGACCGCGACGAGACCGGCGCGCGCATTAAAGTCTGCCCTGGATGCAAGCAGTCGTGAGACTCGACGATCCGGCCATTGTGGTCGTCCACGAATGCCCATGCCCCAATTGCGGCGAGCATCCGGCCGAAACGTGCGCGTTCTGCGAGGGCTCCGGCACGGCGTACTACACCGAGATCCCGGGCGTCCCGCGGCTGCTTTGGGTTGGCGTCGACGCGTGATTCAAGCGCCGATTCTCCGCGGGTCGTTCAAGAATTCGCTTCCGAGCGACTTAGCCGAATTGGCAGCGTGGCTGAACCTGCGACTCGGAGACCACGAACGCCCAGCTTGCCCGAAGTGCCGCGAGCCACGATACGTTCTTGCAACCGTCGACGCCATGTTCTGGGCGTGCCCGAATTTCCGCGGGTGCGGCGCGAAGCTGCGACTCTGCGACGAAACGAAGATTTATGCCTATGCGCGTAAGCGCCTGAAGCATCAGCCGCGCGAGTGCTATCCCCATCGTATCGCCCGCCGGCGCAAGGCCGCCATGTAGAGAGCCCGCTATAAGCAACGCGGCCTCTCCCGCGATCTCGAACTGGTGGCGAGCCAGAACGACAGGGCGAGGCGGCATTACCCTGACTGTCCCCCGGGACCTACGAGGGCAAGCCGATCCGCTTCATGGCAGGACCGGCCCGACGGCGTAGACCGGAACAGGGCGATCGACCCCCGAGAATCGATCGTCGTCGTTGTGAGATCACCGCCAACAACACGGCGGCAGATGCAGAGCCACCCCAACCCATCGCGGGGCCACACACGGCTTTTCGATGCGGAGCGAGGCTAACGGGCGACCAGGCACGACCTACCGCCATTTCGACCAAAATCGAAAACTCGCGCGCGGTAGACCGTTAGGGCGAAGCCATGCCCCGGACTCCCCAAGAACGCAACAAGCCCCGCCGTACGACGAGGACTTGCGCTACCACGCCCGGTGTACGCGCATCCGGAAACAGGGGACCCGTAAAAGCGCGATGCCCCTGCCCCCGGGGGGTGGCCGCCCCCTCCCCGCGCTGCCGCGCACGCACGCGCTCGATGCGCAGGCCCGTCCCGCCTCGCCCCCGCCGCACCGGACGGACCGCGCTGGGGGGCTGGGCCTGGTCCGGCGCACTCACGATACGGGCCTCGGTGGGCAGATCGGCGGGCAGGTTGAGTCCGCCGCGGTTGGTCGCGGATGGTGTCGGTCTTGTGTGGTTACGCGTGCGCGAACAGACGAGGATCGCGCTGTCGCGTGGGCGCGCGTGTGGCTGGTTCATCGCTGCGCGCTGTGGCCACGTGCTCGGGGCGGGCTTCGCCCTTGTCGGCTATCGCCGCCACCCTGCGCGCGAGGCTATGAGTTGAGACAGAAACGGGCCGAGGTGTTGACGGAACCTTCCCGTTCGTGGTAATTCTGTCTCACCTCACTCTGCTAACTGGAGACAAAGACATGGCGAGTTCACTGGATGCCGCGGTTGCGGCGGGGATCATTACGAAGAACGCGCTCGAGGCATGGATTCACTGCCAACCCTCGCCCCGGTTCGTTTGGCGCGACGTCGCCTCGCACGCGGGCCGGGAATACCGGGAGCGCGCGGGCGGGTACTACGCGCCGATGAATTGCTACCGCCAGCACGGGGACCGGGTTCTTCGGCGGGTTCTGCTCGTTGTGGATGACGCGCGGTGAGCGACCGAGCCGAGGGGACGCGTGCTGCGGTGCGCGTCCTTCGCGTTTGGTTCGAGGCAATCGATGCCGCGGGCGACCGCTATCGCGACCAGGGACGCGCCGAGCTCGTTCCGGGCAGCGCGGACGAGTTTCGTTTTCATGAGCGTGGCGGGTTCTGGAACGATACTTCCGGGCGCGCCGTGGTCGGTATCACGAAGGCGGACGTGCTCGGCTGCCGGCGCGATCTGCGGGCGTATGCGTGCGTGCGGCTTTCGTTCGTTGACGTCGACGCGATCTTGACCGAGGCGGTGATGACGCGCGGGCTATCGCTGGATGCGCTCGAACGCGTGGCGCGTCATCCGACCTGGAACAAGGTAAAGTCGCGCAACCGCAAGCAGGCGCGCGCGGCGGGAAAGTGCGGGATGTGTACGGTCCGGCCGGCGGCACCGAAGAAGAACGGGAAGCCAGGCAGCACGTGCGTGAAATGCCGCGCAAGCGCTGCCGATCGTAAGGTCCGGCAGGCCATGCGCGATGAACTGCGCGATCTCAGGCCGCTGGAGGAATACGCGTGAGCGGCGAGATCGTGCCCGTTGGTGCGCCTGCGCTCGAGGGCGATTACGAAGGGCCGGGATTTACCGAGCGCGAGCGCGCGGGGCCGGAACCGCCGTGGAAGTCCGCGATCGGCACGCCTTCGCACCACTGGCGGTATGCCGTGGATACGGGCTGGTGGTCGTGCGAGATATGCGGCGCGCGGCGCGCAAGCGCGAATGCATTAGCGCCGGCATGCCGATAAAACGCATCCGCCCGCGAGGGCGAACCTCAGCGGGCGGGCGGTCTCACTCTGCTAAGAACGGGACCGGACCAGTATCGCACGGGCAACTTCGCAACGCAACCTATTGACAGAACCTTCCGCATAGACTACCGTCGAAATACACTCTGCTAAACCGAAAGGAACGGGGACCATGCCAAACGCGACACCTTACAGCCTCAGTGAACGCAAATCGATCGAGCGCGGTTTTTATGCCGTTTGCCGCGCGATTCAGTCCAGCGGGCGACTCGACACGATGTTCGACGACGCGCTGCGTATCGAACGCAAAGAGCGGCCCTCGCTGCAATCTGCGCAAGCGAATCTGTGCCGCGCTGTCCTTGACGGCATTCGCGACCGCTACGCGGTTGTGGACCTCGCCGACCTGTCGCGCGGGTCGATCGCTGGGGTGATCATTGGCGCATGGATCGTGCGGCAGTCCACAATCTACCCGGACCGCATCGGCGGTTCGCTGGAAGAAATCACCGGCAAACTCGAGGAAGCGGATGCGACGTTCAACGCGCACATCCAGCGGTATCTCGCAAAGGTGGCGTCTTGACCGCCGCGTCTCAGATCGCCCGCCGAGCGCTTCGGCGCTTCGTGCGCGAGCAAAAAGCCCTTCGCGTTGCGATCGTCGTCGGCGCGGTCGTCGCCTCGATCGCGTTCGCGGGCTGCGGGGGGCCGAGCGGCTCGCCCGCAACGCTCCCGCCGATGCCCAGCCCGTCGCCCACGTGCGCGGCGCCGTACTACCTAACGGGCCAGGGCGGGATTCTCTATCCCGAGTGTGCCGCGTCGTGAGCGCGCATGTGGACGCGCGCCGGCGCGATTTGTTCAGCGCAGCGGCCGAGCGCGCCTCGATGGCCTCCGGCCGACCAAAGTCGCAGGAGCTCGTCGAATTGCTGCATCCCGAGAAGGCGCCGGACTTCGGCGCCCTGTGGGCGTGCATTTGCGGCGCTGACCTTGGTCGCGACCCGCGCGCGACGTGCACGGGGTGCGGCCGATGAGCGCCAAATATGGAGCGGCAGACATCGACGCGTTCTTCGATTCGTTCGGCGATTGCACCGATGCCGACATGGCACGCGTGGCGGCCGATCTTGCCAAACTCTGCCCCTGCGGGCACTCGCGCGGGGGCCATCGGGTCCTCGACGGCAAGTGCCATGACTGCGAGTGCCGCAAGCCGGCGCCGCGAAAGAAGGCCAAGCGATGACGGATTTTCAGATTGGCGACCGCGTTCGCTACCGCGGCAGCGACGAATACATCGTTTGCGGGCCAGTCAAAAAGCACGACTCGTCCGACGTGCATTTCGTGCTCGTCATCGAGCCCTCGGACCACTACCGCGTGTCGGCTGACTGGGTCGACACCGGCGACGTAACGATCCTTGAGGTCGCGTGGTACGCGAAGCCGGGCGTTGATATGGTCGAGGTGAAGGCATGACGTGCGAGGACTGCAAAACCGCGCGGCGCGATCGCGCATTGAGACACTACGGCGCTATGCTCAAGCAGCTCGAAAACGAGCGCCGGTCTCCCCTTGCGCGCGCTGGGCGCTGGATTCACTGGTTTCTCACCTCGCCCGACACGCATATCGACGGCGTCCTGATCTGGATCTGCGCGCCGCTCGCGACCGCCGGGACGATTATCGTCGGGCTGATGCTGTGGGCGCAACACGTGGGGCTGCTGCGATGACGAGCGCGACGCCGACGCTGTGCCGCAAACAGGAAGTTCGCGCGGCGTACGCGCGACCGGCGATTCCGTGGCACATGCACCCAGCGTGGTCGATCTGGGCCCAGATGCGGCCGGAGTTCCCGCACGTAACGCCCCCGCGGCCGCTGACGGCGCAAGAACTGCACGATCTGATCGTGGGGAAATCGTGAGCCAAGAACACGGGGATGCGACGAAGCGCGACCTGTCCGCCCGAATCGCGGCGGCTATCGGCGACAAGTCTAAGTTCGAGCGAGACCTTGATCGCTGGTATGAGTTTGCGGACGAAGCCCGCCGCGATCGCGTCCGCGATGAGGGTATCGACGCCGAAATCGACGACTGAGGTAACTCGCGCAACCAAGAGCCTCGCTTCGGCGGGGCTTTTTCTATTGACGAGACCTTCCCGAGTACGGTAGTATCTGGGAAGAACACTCTGCTAAAACGAATGGACCTTATCACATGAGCGATGAACTGAACGTAATCGCGTTGCTACGCGAGGCGGCCGGAAGCGCGTCGATGCGCGGCCTCGCCCGTATCAAGTTGGCCGAACTGATCACAGAAGGCGATCTGCTCGGGCACCAGACACGCAAGCCAGAGATTCGCCCGAGCGACTTCGGTTCGTGCCGCCTGGCGTTGTGGGCCTCGATCAACGGGTTCGAAGACATTGGGCGGGACTCGATCGACGACACGCTCGCGCGGCTGGACTTCGGTTCGTTAGTCGGCGCGTGGGAAGCGTGCCTCTTATGGTCGCGCGCCGAGATCGATGCGACGCTGCCCTGGGACTTCGAACTGGAATACATACCGGTGGGTGGCGGCCACATCGACGTCCTCGCCCGACATCGCGCAACTGGCGAGCATGTGCCTATCGAATTCAAATCGACGTACTCGACGCCGACCGCGCCGATCAAGCCGCCGGAGAAAGAGAACAAAGCGCACATGCTGCAGCTGGGGGACTACGCGAATCGCGTCGAGCCTCGAGCATCGCGTATGATCCTGGTCTACATCAAGCCGCCGGCCAGCGCCGGCGAACGCATGAAACAGTTCGAACGCGACGCGGAGCCCTGGGCGCCGTTGGTCGCAAACGAGCGCGATCGGTTGGCCGATGCGTTAGGCGTCGATCCGCCGGTTGCCGATCCGCAAACCCGCTGGGCGTGCTTTACATGCCGCTACGGGTTTTGCGCCAAGAACAAAAACAAGGCCGCGAAGTCGGTCGAAGCGCTGCTCGGATGAGCACTGGAGGAAACGAAATGGACAGTCCACACCGCGGGAGCGGCGCGCTTGCAGTCGTGCGTCCCGGAACCCAACGTGCGTCGATGGCGCAGGTTCGCGCGCAGTCGATCGGCGAGCTCAAGGACATCGCGCTCGCGTTCGCGCGTAGCGGGTTCTTCGAGGATTCGAAAGAGGCGGCGCAGGTCTTCACCAAGATGATCGCCGGCAGCGAGTGGGGCCTTGGCCCGATGGCCGCCATGACCGGGATCTTTATCGTTAAGAACCGGCCGACGATGTCGGCGACGACGATCGCCGGCGTCATCAAGAAGTCAGGCGTCTACGACTTCCGCCGGTCGTGGATCACGCGCAAGGAAGACAAGACGCTCGCGATCGTGACGGACGAACTGAACGAGAAGATCGTCGGCTGCCGAGTCTCGTTCTACCAGGACGGCGATCACCTGGGCGACTCGGTCTTCACCGATGTCGACGCCGCGAACGCCGGGCTGACGTCGAACCCGACGTATCAGAAGTTCCCGCGCAACATGTACTTCAGCCGCGCGCTGACGAACGGCGCGCGCTGGCACTGTCCCGACGTGTTCGGCGGCGCGATCTATACCCCGGATGAAGTCGAGGAATCGGTAGAACTTGACTCGACGGGCCAGCCGACGAACTACAAGGAGCCGACGCCGCAGCCGGGTGCGCTAGCGATTGCCGCCGATGCGCCACGCGTTCCGAAGACGCTGGCCCAGATTAAAGAGATGTTCGAACTCGCTCTCGCGGCGTTGCCGCAGCCGGCGAACGGTGAGAAACTGAAGCTAGGGGTTTGGCTCGAGACGAGCGGAATCGCGCCGGACTTGAGCGCGCGCGTCGACAGTGTGACCGGCCGGCGGTTGGGGCTGACGGCTGAGGAGGCGCTGGCGGCCGAGGACGCTTTGCTCGCAGCGCAGGCGAAGATTCGGGCGGCATTCGACGGCGGCGACGCTCAACCGGCTGCCGCGGCGGCGGAGCCCGCACGCGATCCGGACGACATCCCCGAGACGACGTACGAGGCCGAGCCGTTCCCGGCCGATGACGGGCCGACCCGCGGCAGCATTACGTTGGCGCAGAACCAGCGTATCCAGGCGATGTTCGGGGAGCGCAAGGAGGCGCTGAAGCGGATGTTCCCGGAGGCGTCATCGATCGACAAGCGACGCCACGCGTTCGCTGCGCGCGTGCTTGACGACGAGTCCAAGGGCTCGAGCAAGTCGTGGGACTCGATCGACTACAAGCGCGTGAGCGATGCGCTGGAAGCCATCCCGCCGGACGCCGCGTGAGGCTACGCTGGGAACCGTGCCCGGGCGAACGCGCGCGGGTGACGTTCTACTCGCGGTGGCTGACGTGGAGCCTGGGCTGGTTTCGAACGGACTGCCGGCGCTGGGGCTGGGTGGCAAATGACGGCCTGGACGACGGCGTCTTCTGGCTGCGCTGGGGCTCGCTTTTCTTCCACCGCCACGGAAAGGCTCCAACCGAATGACCAGCACCAAGACGATCACCGCGGACCAGGTCCGCGAGGCGTACCTCAACACCGGAAGCATGCGCGAGGCCGGCAAACTGCTCGGCGTCTCGGGCGCGCGCGTGCAGGCGATCCTCGCGAAGAACGGCGGTACGCCGACCGTGTTGCCACGCGCTGATCGCGAACTGCTTGAAACGGTCACGCGCCTGTCCCTCGTCGTCACTCGCGGTCCCAGCGTTGCGCAGGTCGCGGATGCGCTGGGGATCACGCCCCGCGCTTTGCGCTATCGGTGCACGAACCTACGCAAAGCCAATCTCGTCGTTGCGGACAGCGAAGGCGGCCTGTTGCCGACTGACGCGGCGCGCGCCCTACTCAACGCGGCACAGCCGCAGGAAGACTCTCATGTCTGAAACACCCGAAGCCACGAAGCGCAAAACCTGGGTCCACAAGGACATCCCCAAACTCGTCATGGCCTTCCACGAAGGCGGCGTCTCCGCGGCGCATAAGGCCTTTCCGGATCGCCCGCGCAGCGAAGTCGCCGATAAACTCACGCAGCTCGGGCTGATGGCTATCTCGGCCGAAGACGCCGCGCTCGTCGGCCAGATCGCCGCGATCGCTCGCAAGGCCGAGAATCCCGCGCTCGTCGCCAAGGCTGCCGCCAAAGCGATGCGTGAGATTGCGGCGGAGACGAAATGAGCGCAACCAGCGAACGGTTGATCGACGAGGCCACCGACGACGCGAGCGTGCTTCAGCGCGTTGCGCAGTGCCTGGAAGAAGAAGCCGGCTACCACAAGACCGCCAACAAGGCAAAGAACGCGTTCGCCGAGGCCAAGAAGCGGACGCAAGCCGCCGTTCAGTTCGCGAGCGAGCATTACGCCCGGACCCGCAACATCGAGATGAACTTCACCGTGCCGCGTGAGGACCCGGACTGATGCAGCAGCACGATCACGAAACCACGCGCCTGCGCGAGGCGCGCGAAGAAGCCCAGTACGAAGTCGGGCGCAGCACGGCAGTCCTCATGCTGGCCACAATCGACGAGATGCGTGCGCGCCAGGAAACCCAAGTCGGGGCGTACGCGTTCGAATGCAACCAACGGCGTGATGAAATGCGTAGTTTGAACGCGGCTTACGATCGCTCTCAAGCGCGCGTTCGATCGCAGAACATCGACCTGACCGCGTACGGCAAAGCCCTGGACGCCGCGAACTCCGAGATCGCACGGCTCGCCAAACGGGCGCGCGTGAAGGCCGCGGCGATCCCGCATCCGGTCACGACCAATCTGCCGGCCACGGCATCGGCCGAAGAAGCAGCGCCGTTCTAATGCACGACCGCGATGGGGCGCGCTCCGGCCATCGGCTGACATCCTGCGGGGACTGCCTTCAGGAATTCCCGGGCAAAAGCCAGGAGTCGGCCGATGCCGCGCGTGCTCACATCGAGGCGGGCTGCTCAAAAGCCCGGCGGCCCGAAAACGCCCAGAGCGGTGCGAGAATCGACGCGTACGAGGCGCCAGCGCCAAGCCGCGACGTTCCCGCCAACGACGACCTTGAGGCGCTTCTATGGGGCTGATCGTCATCCGGCCCGTCGAGGCATTCACGGTTCAGGCGTTCGCGCTGGTCGTCTACGGCATACCGGTGCCCCAGGGCAGTATGAAGTCGATGGTCCGCCCGCATCCCTACGAGCGGAATCCAAACGGCCTCTGCCGCGGCGGGAACCGCCACGTAGCCACGACGAGCGACAACCCGGATCTCGCCGCCTGGCGCGAACGGGTCAAACTCGAGGCGACGTTCGTCCGGCGGCGGGCGACTCCGCAACACGTGACGATCGATGCGCCGGCCGCCCTGTACGCCACGTTCTACCTGCCGCGGCCGAAGTCGCTGCCCAAACGCATCGAATATCCGATGACAAAGCCCGATCTCGACAAGCTCACCAGGGCGATTTCCGATTCACTCAAAGATGCCGGCGTCGTCGCCGAGGACTCGCGTTTCGTTGATAACTGCACGTTCAAGCGCTACGCCATTGACCGCCCGTGCGTTGCCATCGGAGTATTCACGCAATGATTGATCTCATCGTAACCACTGGCACGAAAGACGTAAGTCACGAAATAATTTCGCAGTCAATAAGTACGGGTGCGAAAACTTCAAGACGCGAAGAAACCCCTGTTGACTCTCACATCGACAGAGGTTCCTTTTGCTTATCTCAGGCCCGTACGCAATGATTCCGCGCTCATGGGTTGAGCCCTCCTCCGGGCTCGCTCCACGCGATCTTCACGTAGCTATCGCTCTCCTTTCTTTTGGCGGTAGCGACCCCGCGCATCCAGCCTTTCCGTCGCTCGCCACGTTGGCAAAACTCACGGGGCTTTCGACCCGCACGGTACGGCGCTCGCTATCGAAAATGGTGCAACTCAAGCACCTTCGCGCGCACCAGCGCACGGGCGGGACAACGGCGTACACCCTGGACATTTTGTATCGCACCCCGGACATAACTGCTGTCCGGGGGGTAGGACATGTATCTGACCAGGGTCCCCAGACAACACATGTCCGCCAAGTAACTCCGTTAGTATCTAAACAAATATCAACGGAGCAAGAAAAAGAAAAACGCGATGAGTTCCGACGCAATCTCCATGCGGTCGTTGAGAATTTGCGGCTAGTGCGATGAGAGATGGCACAGTACAATTATTTGAGGAGATGAAGTTTTGAACGGCACGATGTCCCTTGAGGACGTACTCACCAAACGCGAAGAACTGATTCGGCGGCAAGGTTCAATTCAGGCGCAGTTGTCGAATCTCAAACTCGGCGGATCGCGACGACTGTCTAAGAAAGAATTGGCAGACCGTGAACTGCTGGCCGCTGAGTTTCAAACCGTTTCGTCTGACATTACGATCCTCAACAAACTCAAGCGCGAGGCGTCTGTAGGACGGCGCGAGGCCAGCAATGGCGAGTATATTTCAACGACCGCGATCGAGGTCGCCACGGATTTAAAAGAGGCGACGAAGCTTGTCACCGGCTACCTCGGCGACGTTCACAACGTGCTGATTAGCTGGCGCAATGTCCCACCCGAAAACGTCGCAACGTGCATTTCCGAGTTGGCCGAGGCGTTAGGCGAATTCGGTAATGAATAAACGCAAATATCCAATTACTGATTTCTGCGCTCGGGAGGGCGCGCACCATGCGTAATATCGAAAAGGCTGACCTCGAAAAAATCCTTGCGCGCCATCTGGATTGGCTGAAGGGTAACGCCGAAGGCGAACGCGCGAACCTCAGCGGCGCGAACCTCAGCGGCGCGTACCTCCGCGGCGCGAACCTCAGCGGCGCGAACCTCCGCGACGCGTACCTCAGCGGCGCGTACCTCAGCGGCGCGTACCTCAGCGGCGCGAACCTCAGCGGCGCGAACCTCCGCGACGCGTACCTCAGCGACGCGTACCTCCGCGGCGCGAACCTCAGCGGCGCGTACCTCCGCGACGCGTACCTCAGCGGCGCGTACCTCCGCGGCGCGAACCTCAGCGGCGCGTACCTCAGCGGCGCGAACCTCAGCGG